GCTGCGACCGCTGATTGGTCGATTTCTCTTAGTTCAATTCCTGGGGACAAAAAGTCAAACTTGGTAGGCATTAAAAACTCTCCTTTTTAAAATTCATTTTCCTAGTAAATAGTGCTCTGAAACCTCAAAGTCACAAATCTCGGTATTTCTCGCCGTTCTTATTCCACGGCTTTTCTTCACCCACAATGACGCGCTCTCTTGAGATCTTGACTTCAACAATTGTTTCTTCTCTTTTGATGAATGGCTCTTGAGCCTCAACGCTAGATTGGTTGATGTATCCGAGCACTTTAATTTGGACTTTTGCATTAAACATTCTTTCGTCTTGACCAAGGTTTGCTTGGTTGCTGTTGATTCCGTAGTCATCTTGGATGAAGGCTTCATACTGATAGCCGTTGTTCTCGACGATAAAATAATTCTTAACACTGTTCATGAACAATGGTAGCACTTCATTCATCTGTTGTTGATATTCTGTTCTTATGTTGATCTCGAACATACATGTCAAATAAGTGGGTTTTGGTATCGAAATTGTCTCGTAGACAATCTTTTTTGTAGAAACAGGTCCTGTATCATCACCTGTTTCCGCTCGCTTTCTAGAAGCGTTTTGAAAATTCTGTGTTTTATCTTGTTGAATGACTTTTCGAATAACAATTCGTTCATCGTCTCCAACATAAGCAGCTTGCACGGATCCTTTAAATGCGTCATCTCTAGAGACAGATGTTCTAGAGATTGTAATCAATGGCAAACGAAGCTTTCCAACCTTGTCTCTCAACTCTTTGTTGTTCTTGATTTGGAAAGTTCTCTCAGTTCCCATCCATAGGACGTTAACCTTCTCTGTTCCAGCATTTGTTCTGGTGTGAGGGCTTAGTGTCTCGTCAATAAAGCGATAGATTGCTGTATCGATGTTCTCAAGGGTTGAGGGGTGTGAGATTTCGTTGTTAGCCTGCATTGAATAGTCCGTCTCTTGCTCTTATACATTCAGCTCCAACTTCAAATCTTGTTTCGGGTTGTCCAAACAGAATTTTTGGTTCAAGAAGCTTTACAATCTCGTAGAATATGCTTCCGAATCTTACGAAGTCACCTTCTCGGACAAACAAGTTCTGATCTTCTGTCAATCTTCGCTTATGAAAGTTCACTTTGATCTTTGTTGCTTTGTCGAGAGCGATGTTCTCCATGTCGGAGGTCTCTACTCCTTGAAATTCAACCAAAGCAAAGACTCTGATTGGATGCAAGAAGTTTTTCTCGATTGCTTCTCCATAAATAGGGTGGAAATCTGTCGATTCCACATCAATCGGAAAGTAAAGTACTTGTTGTCCAACGACTCTCTCGATAATCTCGTCGTTTATTTGTTTGACGAGGTCTTTTTCTTTCTCTCCAAAGAACATTGGAGATGGCGGTTGAGTTGGTCTTTCCCATTCTGACATCTATGTTACCCCACGAAGATCTTTAAAGGTGTTTTCCCTACAATAGCATCGGCATTGTCAACCATTGCTTTATCTGTCTCTGCTAATTTAGCATATAACATCTCGTCAAGTTGCTTGTTGAGTTCTTCTCGAAGGTTTTGTTGTTCTGTCGATGCTTGAGATAAAAGATCAGATGCATTCAATTGAATGTTGTCTCCGGGAATTGGCACGTTGCCACCGAACTTGCCTCGGATTTGTCCGAGAGTCTCTTTTGAAAGAGCCAAAGCAAAGCGTCGGATCCATTGCTTACCAATCGAGTTGATGCTTTCATAAGGAAGGTTCTCCATTGGCATGGTGTTCATGTTGTTTACACCATCGAGTCCTGAGTCATACTCTCCCTCTGTGAATGCTTGGTTTCCACCATCGATAGAGAATCTAAACCAAAAGGTTTTCTGAGTTACATTGTCTGGCATTGGGTAAAGTCTAAGCTTGTTGTCGATGATCTCATAAGAATAGTGAGATGTTCTTGTGTAAAGGTGATCTTCATAAGCCATAGCTTGCAGCTTATTCTGCCAAGCAGGGATGACTTCAAAGGTAGAGCCGTCTGCATACTGTCCATAGTTATGGAAGTTACCAACGACGTTCAGGCCGCCATAGTATCCATAGAATCTCCACATCTGTCGAGGAGTCACGTAGTACATTTGGCGAATCTTAATTCTATATTTCTTATCTCCGTCTCCAATTGCATCAGCAAAAGGTGGAGGGTTGACGGTGTCTGCTGCAAGATCCTCGACTATCTCCTGAAGATCATAATCTTGATTCAAAGGAGTGATGTCGAACGAAGCAGAGTAGATTGGCGTGGTTCCACCAACAACTGATTCTGTCGAGAACTTGTCTGCGATCTTGAAAGCATAGTCAAACTGAAACTTTGGATATTTGAGAGCAACGTTCTCACCATCAGTGATGGCACCTGTCTCATCAAAAGACCCTGTAGGAGAGCCTAGAGCGCTCCCTAAGGCGTTTCTAGCTTGATGGAGGTTAACTATGTAAGAATACTCTAAACATGCCTCCTCGTAGTTGTTATAGACCTCCTTGGCGGTCAATTCAATGTCAAGGACATCTCCACCAAGTCTGTTGTAAGTGTATGCAACTTGTGATGCTGCTCCGTCTCGAAAGACACTGTCGTCCTTGTAGAAGCCAATTGCCAATGATGTTTGAACATCTGCTGCGGTACCTTCGGATGGTAACGTAATTGCCGATGTTGTCGATGCCGGCGTTAATGTTGGGAAAGCCATAGTAAATCCTCCGTCTTACTAAATAGTCGAAATAAAAGGAAACCCCCGAGCAACGAATCACTCGAGGGCAAGGAGGTTAAATGAAACAAACTTAATTCTTTTTCTTGGAGGATTTGCGAGTTGTTTTCTTTTTGCGAGTTGCTTTCTTTTCCTTAACTTCTTCTACTGCTTCCTTTGTCTCTTCGACAATGTCTTCAGTAGTTGCTTTGACTTCTTCGATTGCTTCTTCGACTTTTTCAACAATCTCTTCAGCGATCTCTTCTGCTTTCTCTGCAGCTTCGACAACTTCTTCTTTTATTTCTTTTGCAATCTCTACAGCCTTTTCCGCTACTTCTTCAACGGTTTCGGTGATTGCTTGTTTTGCTTCGAGAGCAGCTTTGCGAGCAGCAAGAGCGCGTTCTCTAATCATTTTTCTTTTCATTTTTTTTCTATTGCTAGCCATGTTATTCTCCTATCTTTATTATGACTGTGCCCACGTTACGCCGTGAGTCATTCCTTGAACATACCATTTGTCTCCATCGCAAATTAAATCAATGTAAGATCCACTTGCAGCGCCATTTGGTAATACGATGGTTGTCTCTGTGTTGTCACCAAGCGACAAGACGCCAACTCCACTATTGTCATAAATGACCACTCCTTCCATTGCTGGAAGTGTTAGTGTTAAGTCATATCCTGTTTCAGTTAGAATGATCTTCATGTAAGATCCTTTCTCAGAATAGTTCACTGTTAAAGTTACAGCATTGCTTGATGCATCAACAAATAGACAATATCCGCTGAGCTTATTAGAGATTGAAGAATCAGATGAGATGTTTTGAGTAAGCCATCGAGCGGCATTGAATGGTGTTCTTGCGATTTTAGCCATTGTTTTAATTCCTTTTGTTATTAAATAGTTTGTTTATCAGAAGATGGAGTGATTATTTCAACGCCAACTCCAGTTGTAAAATGGTTGGCGTAAGAACTAGCATGCTCCATTACCAGCATTGTATCTTGTGGTCACCTCTGTGGGAGACAAGACTTGGTTCAAAACCTCCACTCTTGATATTTCACCATCGAAGAAGTCATATGGTCCGCTGTTGACATTGTTGATTGCACCAATATAGAGAGGTTGACCAGCCACATACCCAGTAGCAGCGGTGTTACCAGCATTTTGCTGATGGTAAAGTGAATTATCAACATATAGTTTTCTATTGGGACTCCCAAGGGTCCAGGTTACAACAATGTGATGCCATTGACCATTATTTAGACCATTTGGGCCATCGGTTTGAACGTTGGTCTGATTCGGAGTTCTGTATTGAAGTTTTCCATTGTTCAATCCTATGAAAAATCCATTATTCCCAGCACCAGCAATGTGAGAAGAGATTATCCTACTAGTTGAATCTGATGTCTTGAACCACAGAGAGATGGAAATTGAGTCTGTATATCTAAAGCCATCAGAAACTGTAGCATAGTCACCATTCCCATCAAGATGTAAGGTGCAGTTTGCAATAGATGCATTATCAAACAGTGTTGCTGACTGCTCTATAAAAACAGGCAATGCTGCAGCTTCTGCAATAGTCATTTGGCGATCTGTTTGGTTGTAAATTGCGACGACTTGAGACTCTGCCAATGCTGTCCCTGAAGCGATTTGCCATGAGTCGGATGAGTGATCCAAGGTGTTTCCACTAATATTTCCACCGCTAGAATATCCACCAATCCCAAATGTTCGATCTGTTATCTTCTTAAGAAGATTGTTGCTTAAGTTTAGAGTTTCGCTTACTTTTTCTCCATTCACAAACATCTTCAAATCATGATTTGATGGATTTGATGCATTTTGAGAATATGTTACAGCAAGGTGGTACCACTCACCCACGTTCAGTGCACTAGTGCTACTACCAAATTTTTGCTGATTATTAAAGAAAATGCATCGAAATTCTAGATTACCATTCCCCAATAAAGAAGTGGCGAGTCTAAATTCATTATTTGAATCTTGAGCATTACCTCCAACATATCTCCAATTGTTAGCCCAAGTTTGATCAGGTCTAAACCAAAAAGAAACAGTAAGCTCTTCGTCTACTCGCGTTCCGTCTGAATTAAAATCAACAACACCTTCTGTCTCCAAGTTAAACGTGGCTCCATGTTGCCCGCCATGTCCATTGTTCCTAGAAAATATACCAGAAGAAACGGTCGCGTTACCAACGATTGCCAGCCCAGACAAGTCTTCTAGGAATAGATCAGTTCGTTCTATTGTTATTTGATTATCGAAGCCTGCATTATATAAATCTGAGACTTCTTGATCTGTCCAAATAAAGTTATTAATCACCATGTTGGTCATCTTTCCTCTGAATGCTTCTCCTGCTCGGATTCCACCAGCGGTACCGGTACCGGTTCCAATGATTAATCCGTAAACATCATCTCCGTCTCTAAATGGATCTGACTTGGAATTGAAGGTCACAGTGCTCCCAAGCTGTTGACCGTCGTAATAAAATTTCTTTTCTCCGTCGATGTTATCCCAAGTCAAGGTTAGCATGTGCCATTGTTCATCATTCCAATCACCAGATGGTACTGCTTCATCGATTACTCCACCACTAGGTGTGATGACTCTAAATCCATTATATGGACTGCTTGTCTGGTTTCCTATTACGTGGGCAAATTTCTGATTTCCTGAATGTGCCCAACCAAGAGACACAAACTTGTTGACTGCATCTTGAGTATTTTCTGTTGATTTAATCCAAAAACTAATAGATAAATAATCTTGATACATATATTCGGCAATGTCACCATTTATAATATATTCATCTTCCGTTATTTCCAGAATTGAATTGGTTAGTGTAGGCGACCCGACTATCGTAGAAGATGGATCGTTATAAACCTCGTCTATGATGCTGGCAATACCAACTTCTGATGTGCCCCCTCCTGCACCTGTGACAGTGACACCACCAGTTGCTGAGCTTTGAGTCGACTCTTCATCAACAGAGTTGACGGTTGAGGCTTCAAAAGTGTATTCACCAGCACTCAATGTCAATGTTGCACTGAAAGTTCCGTTAGTGACTTGGAACTCTACGTCGACATTGTTCTCTTGGTAAACTTCTTCCAAGCCATTGCTGTCTGTGACATAGATTTTAACACTAAGATTGTCGGCATAAGTTCCAGTAACGTCACCAATAACGACCGCCTCTAGAGAACTGGCTGTTGCTTCAATGTTTGTTGGGACAACTACTTGTGTAGAAACATTCACGGTTCTGGCTGCATTTGCAGAGTTGCCTGCGTTGTCTGTGGCGTTGTAGGTAACAGTGTAAGAGCCTTCTGCCGACAACACTTGTGCATCCCAGTTTGATGTCTGCGTTGCAACTCCTGATCGCGCATCTGAAACACTAAACCCAGCGTCGTTACTAGAATCGATGTTTCCTAGATAAACTGTTTGTGTTCCATCAGCCAATGTGATCTCTGGTGGAACACGGTCTACATTCAATTGGAAGCTTGCTGCTTGCGATTGGTGATGGTTCGGAAGAGTTGCCTTGACTGATAGCGATGTGACTGATTCATCTGCAACAGCAATGGTCGCTGACCATTGGCCATCAACAGCAACTGTTGGACCAGAAACTAGTGTCGCTGGATTTGCTCCATCAAATACTTCAATCGTTGCACCGATCTCTGTCGTCCCTAAGATCGTAAGTGAATTGCTGGTGTTTGTCCACACGCTCGTTTGTTCTCCGTCAACTCCAATAGTCGGTGTGTCCGTAACTGGCTGAACATGATTAAAAGCAGGGGAATATTCTCCGAAATCACTTAGGTTTGGATTGCCAACGCCGGCTTCGCTTGCTTGGGCTTTTAGTGTAAAAATTCCGTTGAAAGCAAGGACTATGGGTCCAATCGACCATTGACCAGTAACTGAATCTGAGACAACTGTGGGGCTTAATGGTTGATTGTCTCTAAATAAAGTAATCGTCTTGCCCGGCTCTGCTGTCCCATTCGCAGACAACTCATTTATGTTTGTAATAGAAGCTGCTAAAAATACTGGTGCTGCAGGTGGTGTGTCATCAACGATTGTTCCTGTCACAGTTTGAGAAACAGTAACTCCACCGTTAACAGCAGGGTCTGTGATTGAGTAGATGATGTCGAAAGTATCTCCATGAACTAGATTTTCGGTCCATGCATTGCTATCAACAGCTACGGTTATCTGTGTTCCATCGGGCTTAGCAGCACTGGCTCCTGATGCGAAATTAACAACCTCCGCAGGATCTGGGGAAAATGCTGAAGGGACAGTGAAAGTGATCGGACCAGTGTCTCTAAAGAATGACCTATTTTGAACGCCGTTTCCTCTAGAAGTATTAAAGTCGAACGTGTAAGTCGCATTTGGAAGATCAGTTGCTCTCGTCACAGTCCAGCGACCTGTTGATGGTATTGTAATATCTATCGGAGTAATTGCTCCTCCGTCTTCAGTGATAGTTAAGGATGCACCAGGTTCGCCTTCACCTGAAAAAGTCAAGTCATGTCGTGCTTCCAGTGCACTTCCAACAAAACGAACATCAGATGTTATTACAACATTAGTGATGTCTGCATAAGTAGGCCCCGTAGGCGTTGGCGTGTAAGTTGTAATAGTGCCACCTGCTCGAACATTTATTGTTCCACCTGTTGCAATAGACCAAATAAACCATTGATTCCCATTTGACAATGTCTGAATATAGCATCCATCTTTGACATCGCCTTCGAGAGTTATCTCATCGGTTCCAATTTGAATTGGATTAATTGACAATGATCCGTTATCAGTGTTGAGAACTAGACCTCTAAGGGATGCACCACTTGATGTTTTTAATGTGATATCTCCAGTCATCTCGGCTGTATTGATTATGTTGTAGGTGTAGGTCTTTGATAAATTTGGAAGTTTAATAAATAAATCATCTGATCCGATAGGGATCACAGTTTCTCCAAAGTTTTGATTTGGAGCCAGTTCCTTATTTGCTCTAGTTTTAGAAATGACGTTCTTAAATGATTTAACAGTTGATTTTGTAGACTTCATCGATGTGCTCCGATTGTTTTTTTATTCTCAATAAATAGTCTTCCAAAGCCTTAAGAAACAAAAAAACCCCAACTCCGAAGAGAAGGGGTTTTTGAGTTACCTAGAAAAGGACTAGGTTATGGCTCAGGGTTGACCTCCGTCAGCAGCACCAAGAAGGTCACGAACGATAACCAATCCGTACATATCCGGACGGACCATCTTCTTTCCGTAACGTGTCATGACACCTTTACGAGGAACGAAGTCTTCAGGTCCAAAGATAGTTGGAGTTGTTTGCAATGGCACGTATGGTGCATAAACATATCCACTTTCCAAGAAAGAAGAACCTTTACGTCCAACCAAGATAGCATTACGTGGGAAGTAAGGATCAACGATAACGTCGAACTTACGGTTCAAAGAACCAACCTTAACAGCACCGATGTCGCCTTTGTCAGCGTCAGCAGTAACGTTTGCACGGAAACCAGCAGTGAACTCAAGAATGTTTGCAACTTCAGGAGAAAGAACTACGAAGTTAGCGCCACCACGCAAAGTCTTGCGATGGATTTGTGCAGAAACGTCGTTGATAGTTTCGATCAAAGTTTCATACCATTCAGAAACAGTACCCGTGAAGTCAGGAGTAGTTGCTTGAGCGCCAATCTCAGCACCAGTCAAGCGATTAACGAAACGACCAGGAGCACGAGACCAGTAGAATGAACCAGCTGTTGCGCCGTTGACCAAGTCACCCAAGATTTCGCGATCGATTTCCAAAGCAATTTGTTCAGACAAGATAGAAGTCAATTCAACTTCAGCATCCAAGTTGTGATAAGCGTTCAAGTCTTGTCCCAATTCAGGAGTCCACTTTGCTCTCAACTTTTTGGTCACTGCGGTGATTGCGATTGAGTCAACCTTGATGTCGATCTCTGGGATATCAGTGTTGTCTTCAAGGCCCCAGTTATCGATACCTTTTACAGAACCAAGAGCATTAGATCCAGTCAGTCCATCGATCATTGGGAATTCAATCTTACCCATTGCAGAAGTGGAAGTCCCAACAGTTCCAACATAGGCAGCGACAGCAGCACTAGCTTTACTTGCATCATCGGCACAAACATAGTAGAATGTGAAAGCATCTGCATCAACATCGTATTCAGTCAGGCGACGAACTTGAGTAAAGTTAGTAACCGTTACAACATTCCCCGATGCATCAGTCAAGGCTGCTGCATGATTAGTTAGGTTCAATGGAGCAACGATTTGAGACAACATTTTCAAATTGATTTTGCTCTCTGATGATGATGAAATAGATTCAATTTGAGAACGAAGAACAGTCAAAGAAAGCAAGAAACCAGCATTAGGGTTTGCTTCAGCTGAAAATTCTCCAAGAACATCTGCATCCCATTGGATTGCCTTGAACGCTGTGACGTTAGGACCACTTGGATCACTCAACAATTCAGCACCAGTCGCACCGGCCGTAAAACCATCAAAGGCAACAGCTGAAATTTGAGCACCAGCTGCTTTAGATCCAGTTGGTGAAGAATAAGCAGAACCAAGACCATATGGTTGAAGATCCATGGTTTCATTGTTCAACAAAACACCACCAGTGATCTGAGAAGCAATTCGTCCTTGACCATAAATTGATTCGCGATCTTGACCGGATCGTGGAGACCCATCGGTGTCAGAAAAAGTGAAATCCATGAAGAAGATCAAACCAGAAGGCAAAGACATTGGTTGTACAGAAACCAAATCGTTAGCAATCAATCCGGCGAATACACGACGAACGATTGGGAAAGCAACAGCAGCGAAACCTTCAACGTCGCCACCAGCCATAGTGTTAGACTCACGCAATAATTCGCGAGCTTGATTTTCCAAAAGGCGAGCCATGCCAGCCTTTTGTTCGTCGCTAGACAAGCCTTCCAAAAGACCAGTCTGTGACCATTTATTCAAAAGTGATGCACCTTCTTGTTGCATGTTGCGGTGTACCATCCCTTCTGTAAGAGTTTCGATAATTGACATTTTAAAATCTCCTTAAAATTATTTTTTTATGCCTGCAAGCTTTTGCATCTTCTCCATAAAAGGATCAGCGCTTTGCTTGCTTTCGTTAATGTTTTGCCTAGAATTCAGCATTGAACTTAAGTTCGAACGACGGTTGACTGACTCGCTCAGTGATTGTGGACCTCTTTTGCTATTAGGCGACGATCCCACTGTGGCTTTGAGTGTCTCGTGAAGTTGCTTTGCTTCTTTCGTAGACTCCGCATTTGCGATGGCTTCGACAATTTTAGATTTTTGTCGCTCATTCAGGGAGGCATCACCCAGAGTGCGGTTCTGGTATAGTAATTTTGCATTGGACAATAGAGCCTCGTCAAGATGGTTTTCAAGTCTCTCAAGGACGTCAACCAACTTATCGTTTTGTGAGCTCAAGGCTTCAATTGTCTCATATAATTCTGTTTGTTTGTTTTCGGCGGAATCATCTTCAGAAGATTCTTCTTCGTCTTCTTCGAGCATGTTTTCTTCGTAAGCTTCTCGATGATCCATTTCTCTTTTCTTGTCAGTTGGATTAACTGCTGATCCGCCAAGGCTCTTGCCGTTTGGTCGGACTTCTCCGCCTTCTTCCATGTGAAGTTCTTCTTCTAACATGTCAAGAATTTCTTGAAGTTGAACATCTTCTTCGTTTGTTTCTTCTTTTCCTTCTTGGAGTGTCGCCAATAGGTCGTCAAGGCTTTCATCACCACCGGAGGTGTCATCACCTTCTGGTTCTGCTGCAAGGTCTCCTGATGGCTCTGAGGGGCTGTCAAGGCCCAATCCGTCATCTGATCCACCCATTGCTTCTTCTTCCTCTGCAGACATCTCAAGTTCTCCGAGATCGAGATCTACCATACCATCGTCTGTTTGAGGTAAAGAGTCAACAAGAGCGCTGAACTTTACAGACATGTCTTCATAGCGAGAGTCCCATGCTGGAGGAGCTTCGATTGTTGCTCCTTCTTGACCACCACCAAAAGATGAAGGCATTGCATCTGCTTCTTCGTTAAGTTCTTCTTCAGCTTCTGAGATCATGTTGTTGGCTGCTTCGAGGTTTTGGTTCTCAAGCATTGCATCAACTGCATCTTTAATCTGGTGAGAATACTTTTCAATTACAGATTGCTCTGCGTTCTTAATCGCCTGTTCTCGCAGCGCTGCAGCGTCGGCGATGGCTTGCTCTAGCATGTTTGACATCAATTTTCTCCTAGAATTCTTTTCTCCTTTAAATAGTGTTGCGAGAAACAAAACTCCAAAAGGGCGCTTAAAAAGAAAATGCCTCGATGCTTTCACGTCGAGGCAAGATGACTTTCAAAGTTTAATTGAAATTAAGGAGTTGGCGATGCTCAAGAAGCCGCAGCAGTCTCAATAGACATTTGACGGTCAGACTGAGCTGCGATCATCGCTACTTGTGATTCCGTCAACGCAACGCCATCGCTGATTTGCATTGAGTCAAACTGTCCTTTTACAGATTTTGTCTGATATCCACCTCCGAAAATGAAGGTTTGGTGCGATGCTGGTGGGAAAAATTTAGTTCCAAGCGGATAGCTAATGCTATTGTTCAGTTTGGATCCATTCAGATACAGACTAGCAATAATATTAGAGCCATCATTTGCTATAACGATTGCAACATGAGTCCATGCTCCAGCCATTGGTATGCCTGTGCTCAAGTTGTTTGTTGTTCTTGGTCCTCGAGTATATGAAATAAAGTGAGGATTGGTGAGCGAACTACCTCCTCCAAGATCAAATGCGAATCTTCTGACTTCGTCATTCACTGAACCTACATTCATACCTGCTAATCCCAAATTGTTTGCTGCTTGAGATGAGTCTAAATTCATCCACCACGAAATAGTAAACTCATCATTTACTGTTTCATTTGTGTTTAAGTCATATTCTAGAACGCCATCATCCTTCAGTAAGACTTGCATCCCTCCAGTCCTTGCGGAATTGTTATCGGTATAAATTCCGTTTGAGAACTTAGAAGGATCTCGAGCTATAACGGAGTCAATGTCTTCCAAGAACGTTCCAGCAATTACTTCCGGCCCTTCAGCAGGAGCTTCTGTGACATAGCCTTCGGCAAACTTGGATGAGATTTGAGTTTGATCCCAAACAGCATTCTCAATAGCCATTTTGGTGAATTGTCCCATGTAGGCTTCGTGGCCTCTAACGGATCCCGCTCCAGTTCCAGTTCCAATAATCAATCCGTAAACATCATCTCCATCTCTAAATGGGTCTGACTTAGATGCGAATGTAATATCTGAACCGAGTTGCGTGCCGTCCAAATAAAGCCTCTTGACTCCATTTACATTATCCCAAACAGATGTGATCATATGCCATTGACCATCATCAACGGAACTGTGAGTTGGGTCGGAGGTTGCACCGGCTGCGGTCACAAATCGAAGATCCACATCTGTGTTTTGTTGCAGAACATGAGCATATTTGTTCTCCGAAGTTCTAGCCATTCCGAAAGACCAAAATTTAGATTTTCTAGAGCCTCCGGTATTCTTGAACCACAAATTTGTCGTCATAACATCTTGATACATGAATTCAGCTATGTCTCCATGAATCATGTAGGATGATCCATCAAGAGTTAAGATGTTGTTTTCATAAACAGGATTACCAACGATTGTTGTGTTCGGATGAGCTAGAACATCAGCGATTAAACTTTCCGGCTCTCCTCCAGTTCCAATAACCTCAACGACATAAGATTCGTTGATACCAAGCCAAGATAAAGACCCATCAGTTCTAACGGTTAAAAACTTTCCTTCGTCGGATGAAGTGTAAATAGGAACTTCATCAACGTCATAAAGTTTAACCCCTCTATTGACACCAGCCAATGTTGGGATCGACCCTTGGTATCTACCTGTAGAGAAGAAAGAAACAGACACGGTTTCTTCACTTCCAGTCAAGGATTTTACGTAATAATTTTGATAAGTATTTGGAAATGAAAACTGCTTATCATCGCCAGTTCTCGAATAAATGGTAGACCATACTGATCCATCCCATCCATGAATAGAAACATCGGACCCACGGAACACAATTGATATGTCTCCATTGTGGGTTGATGGTGCCTCAAAGGCGCCTTCTAAATTAGGATTGGAAGGAGAAGCGGTCATTTTTAAAGTTTTTTGCTTTCTCATGTTAGGGATCCTCCGTTATCTTGCGATCCATGTTAAGTTCCCGCTGTTATCAACAGAGAGTACTTTTCCAGCATCTGATGCTGAATATGCCGGCATGTCGCCAATCTCTTCGATTGAAGCCGGTGCCGGCGCTGCCGACTTTACGAGCGAATCTTCCATGAAGACTGCTCTAACTGTCTCTTCTTGTCCAGAGTTGGACTTGAAGAAGGCTTCCGAATAAGTTTCGAAAGGAACGAAAACGATTTTGTCATCTGTGTTTGTGGTTCCGATAAGTTCCCAAGATGAACCGTTCTTTCCATAAACCTCAACCTCTGAGAATCCGATACAGATCATTGTGTTGTGATTTGCTTCAGGTGGAATTCCTTCTGATTGAGCTGTTGGTGCCGATGTTCCGGCTGTAAATTTAGTAATAGACATTTTAAATCCTCCAAAGATATTTTGTCTTAATAAAAAAGGGCCTCGAAAGTTTCCCCTCGAGGCCCAAGGTCATTACCTCTAAGGCATTGCACTTAGCTAATCAAAGATTAGAACAAGTACATAACTCCACCTTTCTTAACGAACATAGCAGAAGTTCCACCATGAAGAACAACGTTTCCGTCAGATTCACCGTCGATAGACTCACCAACAGCAGCGTTGAATGTAACAGAGTTAGATCCTTCAGCAACTTTAACCATGATGAAGTATTCTTCAGTCATGACTGGCAAAGTGAAAGACTTCGGAGAAGATGCATCCACGATGTAGTGAGTAGCAGCACCCATTGCAGCAGAAGTTTCAGTCAAGAAAGCAACCTTAACGAAACCGTCAAAGTGTGCATCATGCTTAGCTTCGATGCGTGCTTCTTCACCAGACGCGCGAGTTACTTCAGCAGCCAAGTTGGCAGTCAAAGTAGCTTCAGCAGCATCAGACTCAGACTCAACGCGAGCAATCTCACCCAAGAAGTCAGTTTCCATAGAAGCGAAGTCAGCTGCAACAGCACCAGACAATGCGTCAATGTTACCTTGAAGAGTAGAGTCACCAGCGATTCGTGCAGCTTCTTCAGTAGTGATAGAAGCAGACAAGATAGCTTCAGCAGCCAATGCACGAGCATCAGCATCATCAATGTTGCTTTGAAGAATTACATCAGCAGCATCACGGTCAAGAAGTTCTTGAGCCAAACCAGCAGTCAAAACTGCATCAGCAGCTTCAAATGCAGAAGTTACAACTGCGTCAGCAGCAATGTAGGCAGATTCCATTGCAGCGAAATCAACAGCAACAGCACCAGACAATGCACTCAATTCAGAAGTGTGAGTAGCAGCCAAAGTAGTGATAGCAGCATTCAAGTTACCATCTTCAGCTTGGAAAGCAGCAACAATCTCAGTCATAGAATCCAAAGCAGCTGGATCTGTGTTAGAGATGATGTCGTTGATTTGAGATTGAAGACCACCTTCAACACCTTGAGCACGAATTACTTCAGCAGAAACCAAACCTTCGATACGAGTATCTTCGGCAGCAAACTCACTACGAATAGCAGCTTCTTGACCTAAAGCACGAGTCTCTTCAGCAAGGATAGCAGCGTCAGCGTCAGCTTCATTACCATCAACGTCAGCTTGAAGAGCAGAGATTTCACCAGCAAAGAAAGTTTCCATTCCAGTTCTTGCAGCAAGAGCAGATGAAGACAATGCAGTGATGTTACCTTGAAGAACACCTTCAGCACCAGTCGCACGAGTTACCTCGGCAGCCAAGTCAGCAGTCAAAGTAGCTTCAGCAGCATCAGATTCTGATTCAACGCGACCGATTTCAGCCAAGAAGTCAGTTTGCATTTGTGTAAAGTCAGCTTCAACAGCGCCAGAAAGGGCATCGATGTTACCTTGAAGAGTAGAATCTCCGGCAATACGAGCAGACTCTTCAGAGTCAATGTTACCTTGAAGAACGCTATCGGCATTTGAACGAGCAAGTGCTTCTGCGGCTTCGCGAGTATCAGTGTAAGCTTTTGCGTCAACCAAAGTTTGAGCATCACCAGCAGCACGGTCAAGAACTTCTTGAGCCAAGTCAGCAGTCAAAGTAGCTTCAGCACCCTGAGCACGAAGAACTTCAGCGTCGATGTTACCTTGAAGGACACCATCAGCAGCCAATCGAGCAGCAGCTTCAGAAGCGTCAGCATTTGCAAACTCGGTACGGATCGCAGCACGATCAGTGGTTGCAGTAGCGTCAGCAGCAGAACGAGCATTTGCTTCATTAGTGATGTTAGCTTGAAGAATACCTTCGGCAGCAAGAGCGCGCAGTTCTTCAGCATCAACGTCAGCACCACGATCGATGATCTCTTGGTCAATCTTGCCATCAAGAGTAACGATTTGAGAAAGGATAGAAGTGTCAGCCAATTGATAAGCATCAGCAATTTCTTTCAAAGTGTCGAAATCAACATCAGCACCAGCTAAAACAGCATCCAAACGACCTTTTTCAATGTCGATTGCAGATTGAAGACCAGCGTCAGCAGTAGTTCGAGCCAATTCTTCAGCATCCATAGCAGCTTGGAAGTCAAGCTCCAACTGGCTAAAGTCACCAGCTACAGCACCAGACAAAGCATCAATGTTGCCTTGAAGAGTAACGTCATCAGCAAGACGAGTTGCAGCTTCAGCAGCCAAAGCAGCGTCATTAGAAAGAACATAAGCATCATGCTTATCTTCGATGCGAGTTTCTTCGCCTTGAGCACGAATTACTTCGTTAGAGATAGCAGTAGCGTTTGCTGACTCAGCACCTTGAGCACGAACGATTTCGCCATCAAGAGCAGATTGAATACCTTGACGGCCCAATTCTGCTGCTGCTTCAACATTTTTTAAGTGTTTTTCTTGTACAAGTTTGTCTCCGTCAACGACAGGAGCATTTGCGACACCAACTTTAACAGCATCAGAAATTTCTGAAATGTTCTTTACGGCGCCAACTGGAAGTGTAAGTTTACCTTCCGCCAATCCTAACATATCAAATTCAGTAACCTGATCGTCAATCTTGACTTTTCCTAAGAATAATTTTGACATTATTATTTTCCTCCAAATAATGTTTATAACACCCTCGGACACAGGTCCAAGAGTTACACCTAACTATTTCGATAATATCTAAAAAGAAATTTTATTTTGACTAGTTTAGCAATGCTCTTTCTAAACGCTAAAAAAAGTTTACAAAAACCCTAGATGTTCGATTCTAGCGGAAAGATAGAGGAATTACATTATGAAGAATTTGGATTGTCCATCAGTGTAAATGTTGATGGATGATCCGGGAGAAACGAAAGTCAAACTTGATCTGTTTTCAACCAACTGATTTGACTGTGGTATGATGGTGATTGTGAACTGGTCTGCGTTTTCAGCCTCATCTTTAATTACGAAGATTTGGCCATTGAACAATGTTGATGCATCAGGTAAAGTTACGGTCGTATTTTGTGTTGCTTGTAAGCCAACAAAGTAGTCTGTGTTCAACATGCTGTAGTTTGAGGCTACGACCACTCTGTTTCTAACTTCTATACCAGATTGAACTGCTGGTGACATGATGACGTTACCGTTTGCATCCAGAGACAAGAAGTTGCTAGATGACCCTTGTTGGACATTTGTTAGGTTTAGAGATGGAATGATCACCTTTCCCGATGATGGTTCAAGCGATAAGTCTCCTGCTGGAGTCGCATTGAGATCTGCATATCTGTATTGAGATATTCCAAATACAAACTCTGAGTTGGTTAATCTTAATTGAGGATTTGTTGTGTCTTTGATCTCGACCATCTTGGATGGGTTGTTGATGTTGATTCCGAGAGGTCCTCCAATGTTTGCTGCATTTGCAACATTAAGTGAAGTTAGCGTCCCCAAACTTGTTACGTTCGGCTGAGCAGCGGTGCTAAGTGTGCCTCCAAGATTTGTAGAATTCACTGTTGTTGCGTCAAGAGTTGGAGTCGCAATGTTGTCACTATTGATCGTTGTGTTGCCATTCGTGATTGTCGTCGATGTGATGTTTGTAAAATATCCCGCAGCAGAGGAAACAGATACTGATGATGACACTTGTCCGATGTTATTAAGAACTATGTCGCCATTAGAGCCTACCACAAGCTCACCAAGAACGTTTGTGTCGTTGCCTATGTCTAGTGTCGTAGAGTTCGTTGAAAGAGTTGTGGAGCCATTGTTGACGCTTATAGATAGTTTTTCGGTTGTGGTTCCGACTTTAAATTGATTTGATGGTGCTTCTATCTCAAACTTTGCACCGTCAGAGTAATCTCCAACGCCAATGAGTCCGTTGTTGATAAATAACCCATTGTCAATTGCAAGACCATTAGGAACAGAGATTGTGTCTGCGTTGACGATAATCGTGTCTGTTGCTTCATCTCCAAGAGTCAAAGTGTCTGCCGATACTGCAAAGTCTGTAGTTCGCGCAGTGAAGGATCCTGTAACCACAAGATCACCAGAGACGTTAAGATCTCCTGTGACATTTGTTTGACCGTTAGAAGGACTTATGGTAAAGTCTCCGTCTGTGTTTGTGTGTAGATCTGTGTATTCGTGATCTTGTACTCCGAAAACTCCTCGTTGACTTGTCAAGCGCAATTGAGTCGAAGTGGAAAGAATTTCCGATGTTGCTTGAGGATCGGAGACGTTAACTCCAATCTTGTTCTCTGATGACTTCACATAGAATGTCCCATTAAAGGTTGCATCGTTTGCAACATTAAGATTCGTTAGTGTTCCGACATCGGTTATGTTCGTTTGAGATGGTGATGTTAATAGTCCCTCAAGGGTTGTTGATTGGATGTGAACTGCATTAGCAATTGTTCCAGTCTCCATAGTAAGGGTTCCATCTGTAAGTTGGTCAGCTTGAATGTCGCCAACGTCCATGGATTCGAAAAGTCCAATTGAGCTACTGATTTGCGAGGCGTCGATCTCTAGAGCTTGTATGTCTCCAATGACATCTAATAGTGCGCCATCGAATGTTAGATTCTCTTCTGCATTGACGGTGTTGTCAGTCACAGAAGTTACAAGCCTGTTATCGCCGTGGTTCGTGTAGTAGTTGATTGGTACACCATCAAGGTCTCCACCCCATCCGTAGAAGTTCTGAGCGGTTACGTTGCCGTTTACATCCACTGAGCCGGTAAATTGATGAAGGTCATCTGGTGTGTCTCCAAACACTGAAGATCCTGAGACTTCAAAGTGGAAGACTGTTTGAGTTTGGTTTTGGATCTCGAAGTTGTGAGCAACGATGTTTCCGGAAACTAGCAGTGAGTTTAAGTCATCAGACCAAATTAAATTTGGATCGTGCTCGAGTTCGGTTCCAGGACCAGCAAGTTGGATTGATCCTTTAGGACCCGATCCTTGACGGCCGACAACATATGCCCATCCAAATTCCTTCGCCATTACTCATCGATTCCCGGTCCGGTTAATTCATACATGCGAGATGCAGGAATGCCTGTGAGTGGTGCGTCTATTCCAACTTCTAAAGCGCCGATGGCATGCAAAAAGACTTGCTTACATTTGGCAGATAAGGTTATCTGCTCTTGGCCTGACAATGTTATTTTGTGTCTTGCTTCGGCGTTTTCGATTAAACGACCGTCAACGAAAAATAAGGGAGTAGAACCACCGATAAGGGAAAGATCGTTTGCTGATATTCTGTCATAAATAAGATTTGTTGCATCTGGGGTTGCATAGAAGTTTTTGTAATTATTGTCTTCGAAGGCCCAATGCGACACTAAACTAGAAGCTTGGGAGTGGTTCTTGATTTTCATAGCAGCACCATCATTGTAAAGCTCTGCCACCTCACTATCTCCGAGAGCAGTTGAGAACAAAACTAGTTCATCGTAGATTCCATCATAACCAGTCCCTCCAGTCCCTCCGATGTCTAGACCAGTAAATCCTACACCAGCATCATGGGTGTTTTCTACTGCAAAATTTCCATTAAGATAAAGTCGATTGGATGTACCGTTTATAGAAAGTGTTACGTTGATCCAATCTCCAGAAGACAATAAAGTAGCATCATCGGCATTGTTTCCATCTACTCTTAGTCTTAGCCTGTTAGTCGATGTCGTTTGAATTCTCACTGCATTGCCGCCAATCAACTCGAATAATCTTAGTCCTGTAATTGGGTTCTGTAATTTTATCCAAGCAGAAACTGTAAACTGATCGATGGAGGAAAATGTTGAAGACAAATATTCAGTCGTACCACCAAAGTCAATAGCACGTTTTGGTTCGCAAAACATAATCTCTAACGAGTGTCCAGCACCATTGTGATCATTGCAAATTTTAATTTTGTTTGTTACACTAGGAAACTCAACAAGAACCTTTTGACCACTTGTCAAGTTCAAATCTTTAAGAAAAGGCCTACCAGAAACCTGATAAGATCCTACATTTTGCAACCCTACGCTATATCTAAAAGTCATTATGAACTTACTCCATCCAACCCTTCTAGGTCATACATTGAACCAGCCGGAATATTCGTTAATTCTGCAAAAACTTCCACATCACCAGCCTGTAAAGCAGCTACGTTGCCGATAGAGAAAAACACTTCTTTGCATTTAACATCAAAAGTGTGTGTTGTGTTTGCCAAGACAATAAAATAATTTCCACTTGTTGAAGCGTCAGTTGTGAAATCAAATGTTGGTGCAATTGTGCGGTCATAAGGTGCAAAATGAACTTTAATTTGATGCTTTACTTTGAATGTGATGCTTTTTGTCACATTAGGAAATTGAATTCTAGCAGACTCATCATTCAATGTTGGCAATGTCGGAACCAGCAAGAATGGTTTGCCGCTTACTTGATATGCTCCAACGTGATTTAGACCTACGCTATAGATATTTGAACTCATGATTGTCTCCTCTCTTTAGGACTAACTAGTTATTGCTTCTTCTTCTTAAGGTTTGCTCTCCATTTTTTGCGAGCAAGACGCTTCTTTTCGGACTTCGAAGTGAAGTGTTTGTTGTCTCGGATTTCTTGCATGATTCCGAGCTTTTTGCATTTCTTTGTGAAACGCTTGATAAATCTTTCCATGTTCTCGCCTTTGCGAGGCTTGTCTTTAAAATTGGTAGCCATTGTTATCCCTTTGCTAATTTTGACCATAGAGCCGAAGATGTTCCGAAAGCTGACAAGTCAACGCCGGGATCATTTGGTGCAACGCCATCAAGAGCTTTCGCTCCTTGTGGTGATGTTGCTGATCTCCCGCTATCTCTGCTAGACAAAGGCGTTGTTCCTTCGAACAAGTCGACTCCGTTAAAAGAGTCTCTACCAATTGAGTCAAGCATTTTGCGACGTTGTTCTTTACGCTTCCGCTCTTGGGCTTCGTAATCGATTTGTGGTTTTTGATAAGTTGGTTGTGCTTGAGTCTCGACGATACGCTGACCACCAGTCCCTTTCACAACCTCTGAAATAATTCCGGAGAGAACTCCTTCTTCAAAGATTACTTCTTTTATGCACTCTTTTATGAGTGGCTTTAAAGTTTTTCTTAATTGTTCTTTGTTCATTTAGTCTCCAAGAATCTTCTTAAATAGATTGTCAATGTTATTTTCTTTTTGTTCTCGCAACTTTGTTGAGAAACGAGATGGCTTATTAGGGCCTCCTTTCGGATAAACATAGGCATCTGGCGTTGACGGTTCTGACACAATGTCAAAGCAGATAAGTTGGAAATCTTCTTGAACAACGGTCTGTCCTCTTGACTCTGATACGGATCCAAGTCCACGAGATGAAATTCCAAGTTTCACACCAGCATTGATGAGGTCCTTTAGAATTCTACCGCTAGGAGTGTCGAGGATCTTGATCTTGCCCATTACATCTCTTCCCTCCCACCAACACTCTGTGACGATGTGAGAAACGTTTTTAAGGTTAATTACGGAGTCGTCAGGGTGATCTAATTCACCTGTCGCTCTGTTATCCTTGATAATTTTTTGATAGTTTTCGATTTCACGTTTGAGGACTTTGTCTGGATACACACGACCATTACCGTTTTGCTTCTCGGCAGTTTGGATGCGACCAGTTAAGTACATCGCACCATTGTCTGTGATGTCTCTCTTTTCTCTTTCGGTAAGCAAGTCTTGACACATTCCATCTGGACATAGTGCATGAAATTCTCTTAGCAATTTTTTTGACATTTCTTTCTCCAATAAAAAAACGGGCAGAGATTAACTCCGCCCTTAGCGGGCACTACCCGCGCGAGCTAGGAGCCGCTGCAACAGCGACGGACAGGTTGTAAAACCCAGCGCTTAATCATCAACATGCTCACCCCCTGATCTTGATGATAGTCTAAGGCCGAAATCATCGACCAAGACCGAAATTAAATAGGATGTTCCAGCTGACAAACAGCCAAGCAGGAACGCATTCACGAATGAACGCTCGTAACTAAATAGTTCAGTATACGGAGAAAGGCATGAAATAAACACACCAGTCCAGAAGCCCATGCATAACGGACAGTTCCATAGAGTGTTCCACTTCTTTGTATAGTCTTTTTTTGGCCTGATGTCTTCAAAGATTTTTCCGTAGACCATGATAAAAGTCATGCCGTAGCAAATCAAGATAAAATGTAGTGTGCCCAAGAGAACCTCGTTAGTAAGTGTAGCGGCCGTAGAGATAGGGAGCAAACAAGTTTCGTTGACGGATAGATCCCTTTTGATCTTCATGAGGGACCTCGCCAAGCTCTGTTGAGTATTCTCCATCAGGATTGACCATGTGCTTCTCTACGTCTTCATCGTGACCCTTGAGTCGCTTGACGTAAGGCTCTTCGTCCTTCATCCATTCGTGAATTGCTAGCAACGTAATCTTGTTTACATCGTGCTCTTTGGCATCCATGAGTTTGCCTTCCATGGATCCATAGATGTTCCCGCCTTGAATTGAGTCAAATTCGAGTACACCTTTCTTTCTTAGAAACTCAAACAATCTAGATTCAGCACCATAGACGAAGTCTGAATTCATTTCTTTGGCAAATGCCGTGACCTTTCGGTCTTTCTGATTGAGTACGATATCGATGTCTCTGTGAGCGAAGATCATGAGGTCTCCATTAACTGCTGATTTTGCTTGAAGTTCGAACTCAATACGTTCTTTGTCTAGGATCTCGATCTTCACAGTTGGTTCCTGAGGTTCTTCCGGTCGATCAACTTGCTTGATTTTAATCTTTATGTTTGAACCTTCTTCTTCCGCTTCAACGATTGGCTCTTCTCGAGTAACTTTGACTTTAACTGACATTGCGCTTTACCTCCGCTAAAAGGTCTTGAATGTAAAATATCTCTTCGACTACGGCCTCATTTAAAGGCTGAGATGCGTAGTTGTCCAGCTTTGCCTTAACTTTTTTAAAATTTTCATTTAAGGCACTATTACGTCCTTCTACAATCTCGGCGCTTACGGCTTCTTTGAGACGTCCGATTTCCGAATTTAGATAAGACTTAAGTCCCAATCCATTATCGGAAAATGATGTAATAAAGTTTGTCAAAAGCTCTTTCTGCTCTGTTAACAAAGAATGTTCATAAGTGTCGTTAAATCTGTTAACGAACATTTTGAATTCTAACTTGTCGAGATGTTTCATTTCTGTTAAAACCTTTTCTGATCTACAAAGGTATCTCACACAATTGTCTTCAAGCATTATGCGCTTCTTTGCAGAGAGATTGTCTTGTTGCAAGAACAAGCCTACTGTTGCAAGGTCTTTGTAGTTTGGAACGAAGATCCCAAATGAGTCAGAACCCAGTGCTTTATTGATTCTGTTAATGAGCTTTGTTTGCTCATTGAACACTTCTCTTCGATCTATGGAATCAAAGTCCTTCTTTGTTTCAGCCAATAGACGGCGTGAGTAATTAGCTTTCAAATCCTTTGACTCAAGAAGAGATCGATAGATCTCAAGTTCACGAGCTAGTGTTGTTCCTTTTGTAAAGAACTCTTTTAGGATTGCTTTTACGATTTGCTGCTCTTGTTTGTTTTCGCGAATGACAGACTTTGTCAATGAGCGAACAAGGCATTCGTAAAGAAAAGCGGTATTTCTTTTCTTATTGTGTTTCATCCTGATCTCCTTTCATGGTTAGTGATTCTAATAGTGTTCTAATTTCAGCTTCAGATTTAAATAGTTGGCTTTCTTCGAAATCGGTAGATTCTGTTACACCTCGAGCTAATGAGTCTAAACCACCAAATCCGACTTTGCCGGGAAAGGTCTTGCGAGCAGTTCCGATCTCACCAGAAGCAGTGTTGTTCATTTGTTTTTTCATTCCACCTTTTCTATAAGTCAACTTGTGCCGCTTGTAAGGTCCTCGGGGTTTTGCATCATCATCACGCTTTGCTGGAGGTTCTGCCATTAGATCGGGTTCGCCACCAGAATCACCACCAGCGTCATCGCCAGCGTCATCGCTTCCTGTATCTAAGTCCCCACCTAAATCATCCCCGCCTAGGTCGAGGTCTCCACCTCCACCGCCAGAGTCACCGCCGCCTTCATCTCCTTGACCAGCCCCTTCGAGAGCGTTCATGAACTTCTTATCGCTAAACATTTCACGTTGCATTCGCAAGTATTCTTCTTGTGACAAACCGAGTAAGTTTTCAGAAACCCAACGACGAGAGAAGTAGCCTTCTGTTGCTGCTCCTGCAATGTCAAACTTTGTCTTCCAATGTTCGAGTTCTTGCATCTCGGCAATCTTTGATGGATTATTAAGACGAAGCTTGAAGTTCAACAGATCATCATCGCGATATCCCATTGTGTAAAGATGAACAATTCCAACTTTCTCAAGTTCCGAAATGAGAACTCGTTGAAGTCTCTGAATGGTTCTTGCGAATCGGATGTCCTTTTGAGCAAGAGTTGTCTTGTCTTCAGTTGCTCCTTCACCCATCGATAGATATGATTGTGGAACTTTGAGAGCAGAAAATAGTTTGTCTCGAAGATATTTGACATCTTCGATCTGTGCTGTAAATTGTCCTCCAGGAAGGTTCTCAATGTTCGTAGAGGACTGTCCGCCTCTAACTGGGATAAAGTAGTCCTCTTCAATCGAAAGTGGGTTGTAGCGTAAATCTACGCGACCTGTGGTTGGGTCAACAACTTGGTGACGCTTCATCTGAGTCATGACTTTTTGCATGTATTGTTCAACGTCTTGAGGTGCGATTCCACCAACGTCAATCTTGAAAACACGACGCTCTGGTGAGCGAGTGATTCTGTAAGCCATCATGGCATCTTCCAATAGCGTAAGTTGTCTCCAGATCCGTCTAGCGGGCTCTAGGACGCTTGTTCCGTAAGGAGCATGTTTGTCATTACCTAACACTCTAAAGTGCGCTATTTGCCAATTTTCGAGCGTTAAAGAGGCATTGTTCCATTGGTATTGAACATAGTTGGGATTTGTTGGATCCTCGCCTTCAAGTCTCTCGACTTCTTGAGGAGGAAGTCCGATGCAGTTTTGGATTCCTTTGCTCTCGTCAATGTCGAGATAGACAAATAGGTCTCCGTACTTACACATGGTTCTCGCCCAGCCGAAGAGGTTGTGTTCAACATTCATGATGTTGTAGTAAAGATTGTGCAAAATGTATTTGATTTCATCATTTGTGCAATTGATGTGGAGCATTGGAGTCAATGCTGAGTGAGTTGTCATCTCGTCTGCGTAAATGTCGAGAGAAGATGCAATCTCTGGTGTAAATTCCATTTGGTCGAAATCGATGTAACGCTCTGCTCGGTTTCTGTTCGAGATCATGTTGAGCGTCATGATGTTCATTGGGTTGTATTCGGTCTTCTTGAACTGCTGACCTGATGCGGACTTGAAACGCTTTGCGTAAATATCCAAGTGGCGTCGTCGGAGTTGTCGTCCTGATTGTGTTCGTCGTTGGGTCAGAGGCCCCGAGAACATTCTAGTTAAAGCTTTGAATAAATCGTTTTGATTGTTATTCGGGTTTCTTTCGTTGCGAGCCATTTTCTATCCTTTGTAAATCCAGAGAAATTCTTTTGTCTTCTCTATTTCCTCCCTATGTTTTTCGTTAAACGTTTCGTTATAGAACTTTTGACCTTTGATTTGCGTGTTCATGGTTGTGGTGCTTTTAAAAACACCTCCAAGCATTGCTTTCTTATATGCCATGTCTCGTTCGTTTTCAGCCAAGGCAGTGTCTCTAACCCAGCAAGCGATTGCCAAAGACATTACGAGATCATCATTGTAAGAACGCATTGCTTGAGGTTTACCATTGAACCAAATAAAAGTCTTCAATTCGTGAAAAACTCTAGCGGAGTGCATAGTAATTAGTTTGTTTCTGACGTACTCCTCCAATTTAGCCACGATTAAAGGTCTTGTTTTGGTAGATGTGGTGAAGCCCATGACTGCTCGGTCGTCATTCTCAGCAAGGTAGGCTTCGACATATTCGTGAGTTGACTTGATAGAATAGTAAAGTTTTTTATAATTCATATCTTTTAGCTTCTCGAGAACAGCAATTCCAACACCAACATTTTCAACAACGAGCAAACATGTGCCATACTCTGTTCCTGCATCATAAAGGATCTTTGAGTACATGTCAAGGTCTGGTTTGCCTTGATATTCTGCAACAACAGTCATTGTGTCAACGCGGAGGATGTGAAAGCAACTATAGTCAGCTCCGTCACCTCGAGCAACATCGGCCGACAAAAGGTAAGGAACGCCTTCTTCAAATTTTTCCCAAATCCAAAAGTTACGATCATAGCCCACTCGATATTGTGGATCGCAGACATCGCTATGGATTCTCTGTAGATCCTCGGGATTAACAACAGTCTCACCAGAAGCATTGAATGAGCACTCCAACTCCTGTGCGATTTGTCTCTTGGACATGTTGTTTGTCTCTTTGTCGAACCATGCTTGGTCTCGATCTGGGTGAACATCCCAATGGAGTTTCGTTGGAAAGAAATCGTTGTTCCCTGATTCAGATTCCGTGTAGGTTTTGTGGAACCAGTTTCCAACGCCGTTAGGGGTGCTTAGAGCGATGCAGCGGCCCCCTGTAGACAAAGTAGGGTAAAGACCCGTCCAAAGCTCGTCGAGGCCGTCAACGAACGCTGCCTCGTCTATAATAAGAAGCGACAAAGCTTCCGAACGACCAGCGTCACCTGATGTGGTTCCAGCTTTTACTTGAGAGCCGTTTGTAAGTTCGAATGATTGTTTGTTGTCCGTTTGGATCTTTGCGATTAGCATCCAAGACGGAAGGTTCTTGAAGATCATCTTGACCTTCTTTACAAGATTTGTTGCTGTGGATAGTTTGGTTGCGATGACGAGAACATTCTTTTCTCGGTGAAATAACATAAACCAAGCAACATAGGCAGCCGAGATGGTTGAGATCCCGAGCTGTCTTGCTTTTAAGATTACGTTAAAACGATAATCGTTAAAGGACTTGAGCATGTCTTTCTGATAGTCATAAGTCTTGAAAGGAATTTGACCATGCATAGGATGCGAGATCTTACAATAATTGTCAATGAAGTATTGAGGATCCTTTCCGCACTTTACAAGTTCTTTAACGATTTCATTTTTTGTAAGTTTCATTTTTGGTGAGTTTTAATTTCGATTCATAACCGTGCCTCTTTCATCTTGAGACAATCTTAAGATTTCATTAAATTCTTCTCTAATCCTCTTTTTTTCTCTTTGCATCGTTGGTTTACTGCTCCCACTGCAGTAATGATTGATCTTATTACTGTATAGGCGTAAAATCCCACTCATAATTCTTGCATCGCAGGGGTCGATTTTTTTAGATTCAATGGCATCGAACAAATATTTTTCTTGTTCATCGGCAGTGGGAAACCTAGATTTCATGTTGAATGCATTCTTGAATGCATTCAAACCTGCTTTTTTTAAATTTTTAGATGTAAGCTCTGGATTGTCGTCAAAGGGGTCTAATGGTTGTCCAGATGGACCTAGTGGAATAAATTCGAATGACTCTGGTGCTTGTTGTTGAGGCTCTTCCTTATTCTTTTTTTTCCCAAAACCGAAGAATCCTTCGTCAAGATCTTGTTCGTTAACAACGGCGTCAAGCTCTTCTTTGATGATTCGTTTTAAAGTTTCTTTTGTAAGTTTCATTTTTGATTATCTCCAGCCTTAATCTTTTCGTTTTGAGGACGCTTTGCTTTTGCGAACTCTAAAAACTTTTTTGTAATGTCATTAGTGGTATTTTCCGAAGGCTCCAACATCTCATCCATTTGTAAGCCGCCAATCTTGTAGTGTTGATAGGCTTGAACAAATGTTCGAACGTTTGAGGTTGTCTGAACGATAACCTGTGGTTCGCCCTTTGCAGTCAAGGAGACAGACTTTCCAGTGATTGCTTTGTATTCTTTTTGTAAGAACTTCTTAACTTCATTAATGGTTCTCATGATTTCATTTTCAAAACCACTTTCTTTCAAGTCTCGCATCATGACATCTGATTGGTAATTGATGATCATGGAGTTTCCGTAAAACTTTACTTTAAAGCCATCGATGACTCGCTTGTCGAGCAAAGGGATGCCTTGCTCTCGCATAAGTCCGGTCTTTCGTGCTTTGCCATCATGGGAGTAGTTCTCCATGTGTTGTCCGCCGTCGTATGAACCGTTGGCGGCTGCTTGGGAAAGTCCCTGTATGATTTCTAATGTTTCTTTGCTCATTTGTTTTTAGCCTCTTTTATTGATTCATTTTTTCTTTGATTGCCGAAACTAATTTCTGCACTTCTGGTGGGAGAGTCTGGATATAATCCGTTGCCATCTCGCTACCCTGGACAAGAATGGTTCCAGGAGAACCATCTTTTGGATAATAAGCTATAACATTTGTTCCTCTATCATCTACAACTTTAATTTGGTCACCAAGACCTAGTTTTTCTGCAGCTAATTTGGCAAACTCCATAACGTCTGCGCCCATGTCTTCTGGTCCTTCCGCCATCACTGCAGCTAATTCTTCTTTGATGATTTGTTTTAATGTTTGCTTTGTAAGTTTCATTTGTTTGGTCTCCAGCCTTTTTTCCATCTTTCTTCTCGGCCTTCTATCCATTGGATGTAACATTTGTAGCAACAATCAAATTTCGTCATGTAAAGATCATCAACGGATTTGAATGAATAAGTGTTGCAAGTTGGACATGAACGCTCGGATTCTTTATTAAGTAGTTCTTTTGAGATTAAAACTCCATCTAGATCTACCTTTTGAGCCTCGGCTTTACCAAGTCTATAGTTGGACTTGAGTTCGTCGAGATACTCTTTTTCTTTCTCGTCATCCCAGTGGGACTTGGGATTGGCTACTGCTTCTTGGCCGTACTTTTCTGCAATTGCTTTTTCGACCTTTACGGCGTAATTTGGATCTTTGCTCATTTAACACTCACTTCTATTTGATTTGCAGCATAGTAAGTCAAAAGAGATGCTGATGTTCCGAGGACAAAGCCACCGAAGAACACCCAAGTTTGCCTTTTGGTGTTTGAGTTTCTTCTAAGAACCTCGATCTCTTCGTCTTTGATTTCGATCATCGCATCGTATTTTGTTTGCAATGCTGTCTTTTCTATATCTAAATAGTCAATTTGACGCTGTTTTTCCGCAAGTTGAAGTGAAAAATCTAAAGCAGCATTGATCGTACACTGTTCTTCTGTGAACTCTTTCATGGCTATTATAGATACAACCGCCTCATCATTAAACAGTCTACCGGCAAAAGGTGCAACTTCTCCTTCAGATAAAGGAGTCATCAACGGGGTTGCAGTTGCGAGTGCAGTCAAAAGCCAAATCATTTTAGCCTCGAGATGTTTAACTCTTCCATTAGAATGCGATCAATGGCATCCGGGTCTTCCTTGGCTAGCTCAATCAATTCAAGCTTTCGATTTACCGTCTCTCTCTCGAGTTCGGTCTGGGCTTGTCTATGTTGTCTTCTCAAGGCTGTTCGAGACTGCATGTATTTTTTGTTGGCTCGAGCAAGTCTCAACTTTTCCTCAGCTGAAATCTCTTCGATTACTTCAATTTCTTTTTCTTTTGCTTTGACGGTTGCTTCTGCGGCTTCGACTTGCTTCTCTTTACTTTTACGTCCGAGAACGAAAACGGTCAATACGACAACACCGGAAGCGATCAGCTCCCACTTATCCTTAATCCAATCCCACTTATCCTTAATCCAGTTCGACATTATCCGTGCCTCCATGTTCTTGCGAAGTCAATCGCAGTTTGGCCACCAATATAAGTCATGGCAATCATTCCCCATGTTTCGGCATCGAGACCAACGCCCAAATACAAAAGGGCAGTAGCGACAGCGAACACAAGGAGCTTTCGTGAAATTGCCCTCTCCATTACGCTATCGATAATGCCCTTCTTTTCATTTTTATTCTCATTAGAGTCTTGCATAGTATTTCTCCTTTGCTTGGCCCTAACTAGTTCTTAACGCTACAATTTGACTTGTGCATAGCCATCAGTCTTATCTATATCGATTGACATATCGACTATGTCTTTCAATCCTTCTAGGTGAGTAATCAATAGAACAGTCTTGAATTGTGCTTTGATCATTTGCAACAGTCTCGTGAAGCCTTCCATGTGCTCTGCATCCAACGCTGTGGCTGGTTCATCAAGAACAAATATGTTTGACTTTGGCAAAGATGAAACAGAAATCAACGCAAGACGAACAGCCATCGATGCAATTGTCTTCTCGGCACCTGAACCCATAGATAAAGGTCGTGGATCATAGTTTGGATGCTTCAGATAGACTTCAAGCTTATCTCCATCTTCTGCAAAGAATACTTGGAACTCAACAATTGACGAAAGAACTTTTTGGATCTCATCATTGATTACTGGGAGCATTGACTTGATAACCTCATAAGAGATTCCATTTGCATGTGTCGCCTTTACAAAGATGTCGTAAGCAATGTAGTCACGTTCGGCAGCAGAGATTTGATCGATTTTTTCTTTTGCTTCTTCAATAATTCGCTTTGCAGATCCCTTCTCGGACATGAACTCTAGAACTTTTGACTCACAAATTTTGATCTCCGCTGCTTTTAGTGACACAGTCTTATTGATTGCTTGTAGATCTCGACGCAATGAGGATAGGTTTTCATAGGCCTCGATGTTGTCGTTGTAGTAAGCGATGTCGGCTTGACGATCATTGATTCTTCGTTCCATTAGAGACACTTTGCCTTCACAATTTTCCCACTGCAAAGACATGTTGCGAACTTCAGATTGTTCTCTCGCAAGAGTGTCGCGTTGGGCTTCGTAGTCTCGAACAACTGCTTGTGAATAAGTTTCGTTGATCAACGATGCTTTCATCTTTAAATCAAGCATTTGAGAATTAAGAGTCTCGATAAGTTCACTAACCTCAACGATTGTGACCTTTGCTTCTTCTGCTTTCTTTACAAACTCGTTGTTACTGCAGAATTTGCAGTCAGGATCATACTCGTGATCATGGAGCATGTCGATCTTGCTTTGCAACCTTTGCTTCTCACGTAAAGCCTTGTCTCTAGACTTGGCCGTCTTTTTGATTTCATCTTTAATAATCTTGAAAGTATCAAGATCAGATTGAGCAACTACCGACTCCTCAAGCAGAGATGGCAATCTAGCCGTTAAATCTTCGATTCTAGAGCGCTTAGAAGAGATCTCGGTAGATAACCTATCCATCTCACTAGAGTTCTTTAGAAGAGATTTTTGAGCCTTTGAGAGCGCGTCTTTCAACATATCTATGTCAAGGTCTCTTTGCGAAGCTGCTTCTACTTGATCTCGAATCAATTGCTGGTCTTCTTTGAGAACTGTCAATCTAGCAGTGTGTTTCTCGCAAAGAGTCTGTTGTGTTTCGATATCCTCAAGGATCTCTGCAAACTCGGCTTGGGCTCTTGAGAGCTTCTTCTGCCAATCGACTGATGTTAAGTGCTTGATAACTCCTCGCATCTCAGATGAGTCGGTCTTCGCAAGTTTATGCATTTGGTCGAAGATCTGGAGATCTAGGAACTTTGCAAGGATCTCTTTGCGTTTTGTCGATCCTTCGTTAATGAATCCGAAAGATTCATTTTGAGCGGCGAGGGAAGTCATCATGAAGTCTTCAAGCGAACCAAAGACATTTCTAATATTGTCGTCTGTCTTGTTGCGAGTGTCTCCGTTCTTTGACTCTGCTCTTGTACCAAGCGTTAGTTTTCGGAAGTTGAGTTCCGTTTTGGCTGAGACGACTTCTCTACCTTTAGACCTTCCGGTTGTTTTTTCGAGGCTTCGATCAATTTTGTAAACATCATCGCCGACAGCGATCTCGAGTTTACAAGAAGCTTGTTCTTGGTTTTGATTGATGATATGGACATTCTTTCTTTCTCCTTTTGATGTCGTATTGAAAAGACCAAACAGTGCAGCATCAATAATAGATGATTTACCTGAATAGTTCTTTCCGAAGATTCCAACAAGGCCGTTTAGCCGGCTGAAATCTAAAGTATTACCTTTTCCGTAATTAAATAGGTGGTCCCAACTCATTTTCTTAATATCCCACACAACATTTCTAGCGATAGGCGAGGATGAATCTATCTTCTTTAGATAGTCTCGGGACAATTCGACAACACGATCTCGAACGGAATCATCGATTTCTCTGCCTTCCATGAATTCTCTGAGGAACTTTTCTTGGTTATCAGGGTTTCTCATGTTCAACGACTTTCCGTTCTTCGCAGATGCCACATCGTTTGACAATGTGGAATTGTTCACGAAACTGACAGAATGTGTTGACCATTTGACTTGAGCATAGTCACACGCTCTTTTTAATTTTGCCATTGGCAAGTTGTGATTGCACACAAGTCTCAGACGCGAGTTCTTTGGAACATCGGTCACAGGTAGTGTCCCATCTTGATTGATGTGGACAGTAATGAATGGTCGAGGCGATTGGAATAATCTCTTATCGATTGAGTGCTTATCTTTCGAGTGAATGTTCCACATGAGATAACCTTTCAACCTAGATTCTCCAAAGTTCTGTTGGACGGTCGAACCGGCGTACCAAACTCTTTGATTGAGGTCCATTGATTGGATCTTGTGAATGTCTCCGAGCATTGCATAGTCAAAATCTAAAAAGATTGACATGTCATCCTCTCCGTGATCCAGAGAGAATCCAGAGCCAACCTGAGATCCTCGAATAGCACCATGATAAAGAGCGATGTTAATGTCATTGTTGTTCGATGGCATCTGCCAATTGTCTCTATCAAAGACAGACAAGACATTAAATGTCAAACCATCTTCGGGAGAATATTCTCCTGAGTTCTTCAGCAAAGTAAAGTTCGGATGCTGCATAGCATCTGCAATGGGCGTTACTGCATCTTGTCGATCACCATTCTTTAAGTTGCCATCGTGATTACCTAAAATCATAATGGTTGGGGCGATGTCTGCCAGAGACTTGAGAAAGTTTGATGCCATCTCGAAGTACTCGGGAGACAACTGTGTCTTCGTGTGAGCTAGATCACCGGTGTGAACGATGTAGTCTGGCTGCTCTTGTTTCAAGCTATCGTAAATCTGATTGAAAACGTGGCGATATTCATCATGATATTTAAGATTGCGAATGTGTGTGTCACTAATGTGAGCGATGCGGAACATTTTGTTCGACATAAGTCCTCCTGTTTGTTTGGCTACTTATAATGTAACATGTTTTGTTTTGAGTGTCAAGTATTTTTCTTCAAATTCATCATAAAAAATTGGACCTCCATCCATGAAAGTCAAGTCAAAAATGTTGTAGTCAAACCACTCTAGCGCCATTACAGCATCCCATCCGTAGGCATCTTTTAGACACTGGAGTAACGCGTCAACATTGTAGACCAATCGACTTTCTTTTCTATGAAATTCTTTTAAAGAGTCCTCGAACACTTCTTTTGGCTCCAAGACCATAAACTCATGACCATCTTCAATGGCATCTTCTATTATTTTATCAGCTAAATTCATCGTAACCTCCTAAAGTTCACATTATAATATAACATGATTTAGGAACGTTGTCAAATCAATTGAGAAGAATTATCATTTCGGATGACACTACAATATCAATTCTTCCAAACCTAACAGAATACCACTTTATTTCTTTTCCAAAATCTACATCTGGTAAGTTATCGAAAGAGACAATAGACAACACAATACCTATGTTTGGCGTTGTTTCGCTCTTGAAATCTTCTAAAAACTCAACCAAACTTCCAATTTGAATGTTCTCCACATGAAGCCCTCCACTACTAAATAGTGTCGAGACTAGCGATGATCTACTCGATGTGACCTGTTCCTACAACAGACCATTCAAGTTGGACATCAACATAGCCATTAAGGCCTTCGTATGGAACTCTTTGTTGAGAAAATCTTGTCATGTGAATAGCAGTTAATGACCACGTAGGATATGATTGGAAATAAGATCCATCAAACATAAAGTATCCACTGTCATTAGTGGAGCACGACACTACACCAAGCAGTTGGCTACCGTCGGGAGAATAGGTTGCGATTGTAATGTTAAACAAGTCTTGTCCACCAGAAGGGCCCCACGAAAATTGTGTTCCAAACTTTGAGACAACTGCTGCAAAGGCATAGGAGATGTCTACATAGCGCATCTCGTATGGCTCGATAAAGTCGAACCCGTGAATTGAACGAAACTGGAATGATGATCCATCTTGGAGTTGGACATTCATATTGACATCTCGATCATATTGATATTCTTGAATAAAACCAGTGTAAACGTTCATTCCATTGTTGAAGGCACTAAAGGAGTTCGGATTTCCAAAGACATTAATTGACTGTCCAACGTTTTGTGTTGAGACTCCGATTTGGACTGGATTTACGTTGTTAGTGCATTGCCCTGCTTGAGGAAACCGAGTCGGGTGAGTTTCGTTGATTTTGCTATGGAACTTAGAATCAAACTGTATTGTGATCTCTTGGCTAACACCCATGCATGCTTGACATGCAACTTGCTCTAGATTAAAGTTTGTAAGCCCAACAGTGCCCCCTAAGGGCTCTGAGGACGGCTCGGTTGATGGTTCAACTGTTGGTTCGTTTGCCGGTTCTGAAGATGGTTCTATCGACGCTGTGTCGACTGTTTGCGTTGCCGTCTCTGTTGATTGGACCTTTTCTGTTGTTCTAATTCCGATGTCTCCACCGCAGGCCAAAAATAAGGCTAATAGCATGATAACTCCTAGTGTTCGATAACAATTATGTAGCCGAGGAACTCTCCTCGCTCATATTCTAGATCGTAGTAGTTCAATAGAGAACAGACAAGATCTTTCATAGCTTCTGAATTTCCGGTAATGACCTTCATTCTACGTCGCCAATTGCTATTAATAAATAGTTCGAGTTTGCGTTTAGCGTCTCTATGTGTAGACCCGTGAAGATCAAGTGTCAACATCGAGCCTCCAAAATAAAAAACCTTGCCGAAGCAAGGTTTTGTAAGTAATCGATTATGAATTAGTAGTATTCGTAACCTTGACCCGTGAATGGTCCGCTCATGGTGTAACCCGCTGTCTCTATAGCATATTTTGTCCAATCAAAGGTGTTATCCATCTGAACTGCATCAGTTGTGCGATTGCCTTCTTGGGCTGTGTGCTCACCGTTCGAGCGCCAATGTAAATCAATAGTTTCCCCTGCAGATGCACTGTCTTCATGGCGATAAGGAATTTGAAAACTAACTTCCCAAACGGTCTCATCGTAATTGTCATCAATTCTACAATCGTCCATTTTTAATTCACCAATAGAAGCAACTCTTTCTGTAAATTCAGAGCCTTTTAACTGCATGAATAGTCCATTCGCCCATTCTTGAGCTGCTTGTTTGTGCTCTGGAGGACATTCCTCTTCGTTTTCCATCATTACTCTTTCGAGTTCTTCTTTGATGATTCTTTTTAATGTTTCTTTTGTAAGTTTCATTTGTGGACTCCTAAGTCTTTCGTTTGACGATCTTCACTTAAATAGTCACCAAACATCTATAATGCAAAAAAAACCTCTCCGAAGAGAGGTTAAGAGGAGGCGTGAGAGCTCCGATGAACCTAGGTTCTAAAAGATGGTGGAGATGAGGAGAGTCGAACTCCTGACCCCTTGCGTGCAAAGCAAGTGCTCTCCCAACTGAGCTACACCCCCACATCACTTTTAAATAGTGTGTGTCAGTACATTTGGAATCTTTTCTTTCTGTGTCTTGAGGATCTCGCGATATCGAGAAACAACTCTGAAATAAGCGCTCGAATTGCTTCTAAGCAGCCAAGAATGCAATTGAGCGAATGTTTGAGTTTGGCTATGCTCTACCATTCCGTAGTGCTTCGAAAGCAAACGTAGTGCATCCTCGGGGGTCGTAATTGTCCATTCTTTAGACTTCTTCTCTTTAATTCCACTGAAGTGATTAAACGTATATCCAATCTCAGAGAATAATGCGACAAGAAATTGCGTGCGGTGTAGTCCTTTTAGACTTATCTCACCATGAGAATAGTAAGACCATCGCAACCAGTCGACGTCTCCGACCATCCAATCTATTTGAACATAGTCTCCAGTTGGGCCGTTCTCATCATGTTGTTCAAAACAAGTGAAGATGTTACCAGCCGTCACTCTATCGTTTACTTGTATGTTATTCTCCGCAAGTTTTGCGGCGATTAGGGTTAACAAAGCACGCATCTTGCTCATTTGTTGAGTCGCAGTCCTTGCTCTTTTGTCAATCTTTAAATAAAGAAGGTTCCAGTCTTCCCAATCAACATCCCACTTTTCCAACTCTGTGCTCGTGAATGATCGAACTATGTGCAATGCATCGATTGCAAGATCAAGATCGCCTGATATTTCCTTCTTGCCTGCTGAACCTACTGGTTCGAAGAATGTTAGAGAGTGCTCTTTCATTGGAAAGATTTCCCCTAGAGCCTTGGTGTAGGCCTTGATTGTTGGTTCGATCCTATCTCTAGGAATTGATGTTGCTGTGCTTTTAAAGATGTTACCACCCATGTTGTCCTCCGTTGTTTTATATAACTTAACATGTTTCAATTGACTTGTCAAATACTTTCTAAAAGTTTTTCGAAAAAATACATTTCATTCTTGATAGGGCTTGATGATCCGAGTCTTTGTTTGAACTCTTTCTCTCCCATCTCTGAAACATCTTCTTCGTCGATTGGAACCTTAAAGACTTCAAGGTCATACTTAAGCATGGATTTAATGATCCACTCAGCTTTCTTCTCGGCGTCATAATCAAGAGCCATATAGACTGGTGTGTCATGGATGGCGATTGCTTGGAACAAGCGTGACTGCTCTCTAAGAGTTGAGCCAAGAATCGGGATGGCGTTACCTCCGGCTGCGATTGCATCGAAGACACCTTCGACGAGAACGATTGGCTCGTCCCAGTCAATCATCAGTTCGTTAAATACGATATCACGATCCGCTGGAGGGTTGAGGTACCTATAAGAATGCCCAACGTAACTGCGAGCGATGAAGTAATTGCAATCTCCATCCACGTCAAACGACGGTATAATAACTCTTCCTGCATAACGGCCCTCCTTACAATAGCCAATCTTCCATTTTAATATTTCTCTCCGACCAATCCCTCGAGATGATAAATAGCGGAACACATCCGTTGTCTCTATTGGCAGGTCTTTGTTGCATAGTGAGATGAACTCTTCGGGTAAAGCGATGTGTTGCTTCTCTTCTATGTTGTGTAATTCTTTGAACAAATCGTCAAACTCGTTTAGATCGAGCCTGCCTTGTAGTTCAAGATACTTTTGTCGTTGCTGGTAGTTGCCGAACTTTCTTACAATTCGGTAAATGTTCTTGCCTCTTGCATCACAAATCCAGCATTTCCAGTAGCCGTTTGCGAAGTTCACCGACATTTTCTTTTTGTGGTGATTGCAATAAGGGCAATGATACAAATGTTCGTCGCCCTTTTGATAGTAACTCCCAAGAACTTGGGTTACAATTTGTCTTTTGTCCTCGATCATAATGTCCTCCTGTTTATAATGTAACACGTCACAGAAGGTTTGTCAAGTAAAAAGTGCCCTAACGTCTTCTTCATTAACTCCGTCGGGCAAAAACTTTGAGATTGGGGTATTGTTTCTCAACGCCGCTCGGAAGTCGGTTGCAGATAGATCGTCAGTCATCTGGAACATTGGAGCCGTTACGTAATTATCATTTCCATAAAAGTAATCGCCAAATGATGCTTGATAGTTACAATCTTTGCCGGAGCAACCAAGACCGAACTTAGCATCTTCATTCTCATCACCCCAGTCAAAGCAATCCGCCAAAGGGTTCGTGTAGGTCTTCTTCTTGCCCTCTCTAATCTTCGCACGTCGATAGTCTAGCTTAGGGTGCTCCATCAATCCATAAAGGCTTAGAATGGCTTCTGTTTGCTCTAACGTGATGTTGTCTCGAGACTTATCTCCGCAAAACAAGATGACCTTTTCGACCTCGGGATTATCAAGATAAAACTTGATGTAGTCGTAGTGGCCTTTGTGTGGCGGCTTGAAACCACCGGGAATTAAAATTGTATATTGCATGTGTCCTCCATGATGTTTATAATGTAACACGTTTTGAGGAGCTTGTCAAGTTAAAAGTTTTATTTTTCTCGAACATCAAAATGAGACATCGCAACAATGATTGCATCTGCTTCATCATCAAGTCCCGGCTTTGGATTTCCATGTCTTGTGTAGACCATTTCAAACTGATCGATGTTGTTATCGACCCACTCAAGGACGACAACCTTTGCCTTTGTTCCTCTTGGGACCTTAATGCCGCATCTAGAGCGTGCTGTAGTGGCTCCAACAAGCGTTGGAGGTTTGCCTAGGTGTTGATAGGCCAAGAGACTTACCATCCCGTTAAACCTCTGTAGAGAGCTCATAGTCTTTGCTGTTGTCTTTCCACCAGAAAACATTGAGAACGGCTCTTCGATTCTGACTTCGTTGATTTGATACTTTGCAAAGAGAGGCTCAAGGACTTTCTGCTCTAGAGACTCTGCTCGTTCTTCTAAAGGTGTCTTTGGTTTGGTCTTGAAGAAGTCTGAATCAACATATTCTCCGTCGTCCGTGATTATTGCCCAGCCAATTCTTGTGGTTGAGACATCTAGTCCTAAAATCATTTTAGCTCCGATTGTTCTGTTTCTAATCATTTTAGTCAAAAAGTAACAGTTTTTGTTGACATATTTAAAATAATATGTTATAATATAAGTATAGTATTGGTAAGATAATATAAGTATAACATATTAAAAGGAGTATATCAAGTAAATTATAGATCTATTTTCATTTTAAATAAATATTCTTTAGCTTCTGTTTTTCTTATTGGAGTAGCTAACTTACATACACCTACTAGTCTTCTATGTTCATCATAGAGACAGATCTTAGATATGTACGTTTCTTTCTGAAAAGGAGGCTCCACATCAGTTTGTTCTGATGGAACTACGTTCTTTACTTTGCGTCGTTTCTCGATGAACTCATAAGATGAAGTGTGATAGTGAACAAACGGATTTTCAGACTGTTGAAGGTAAGTTGGGTTGTTCGAGTGATTAAGCATGCCTTCAGGTGCTTTTGCTAAGATTGTCATGTTTTGAAACTGCGACACTCCTTGAAAGTCTAGAGCAAATGACACTTCTCCTGCAGCATTCAAGTCTGCAAAATCTGTCCATGCATAGTTAGCCGCATTGATTGTGGCAACGGTGTCTGTATTGTTCAAGAGGATCACTCCTTCGTCATAGAGGATGTTCCCTACAATGTTTCCATCGTGAACTAGTTCTCCTCTCCGATTTGAATCTGTAGCTTCCACAGACAAGATTCCTTCGTCAAAAATCTTTAAACTTAAAGATCCTTTCTTGATTGATGAACCATAAAAGATAGATGGAATGTTGATCATTGTCACATCCGATTGATAATTTGCATAGTCAAATGATTGAGACCAAAACGCATAGTGATTTAGAGATGACCTAAGTGCTCTGAGTTTGGCAGATGGAGAAGTCATCGTTTCTCTCGAGATCGAAGCGGACATATTATAAGATCCGGTTATAACCTCGCCATCGTAATTGAATTCCGTGTTCCATGATGTTTTCGAGATAGACTTGAAAGTCTGCTTGTGACCACCTTTTGTAATGAAGGGGTGGATGAGCTCGCTTGGATCTCGATTGACATTGTATTCAAATAGAGAAACATAGCCTTCAGGGACGCCAAGAATGTTGTCAGAGTAAGTTCCCGACACTGCTTGATGGTTGTTTAGATAAATGTTTCCATCGTGCACATAGAAGCTCTGCTGAGGGTTAGTCTCGATTGTGTTGACAAATACGTCATTGTCCTTTAGTTCAAAATAAGACATGAGCCCTCCGAAATTAGTAGTCGAGACGAGCGCGGATTGTAAATTCTGTGCTTGGTGATTTCTTCAATGCTTCCGATAGTTTAGCTGTTGCCAACAATTCGTTACGGTCATTATAGAGACCAACGGTTGTGATGTAAGCAACTGGCTCATCTGTTGATTGTGTCTTGACTCGAACTCTCGAGTCCTCTGTGTAAGTTGGGTTCGATGAATAGTTGAACTCGTTATGATTAACACGACAGAAGTAAACAGTTGAGTTCAATTCGGTTGTGTTGTTGAATTGGATGTTTTCGATTCTGTGAAGCAATCCGTTTCCACAATTATCAATCGAAGTATCGGCAAGGGCATCATCCAAGTCAACACCGCCATAGAAATCAGTTGGAGCAGATGTTAACAAACTACTGAAAACAGAACCAGTTAAAACAACAATCCCTGCTTGGTAAAAAATTAATCCACATTTAGATGCTTGAGTGCCCAAGGGAGTTCCATTGGCATAAAGAATACCGTAATCCCCAGCTGGTGAGTTTACTCGATATTCTGTAGATGCACTGGTGTCAGTAATTGTCACAAGGTCTGTGCTTGGAAATTGACCACCTGCTACGTAAGTTGCAACGTCAACTGTCATTGAAAATGTCTCTTTCTTGATTTCGTCTTTTACAAGAAGTCGAGAAAAGGGAAGAACAAAAACTTCCTTCATTTTATCAGTTGTGCTTCCATATAGGTCTCCGTCTTCATCGAACAATTGAACAGAACCGGTAAGGTCGTAACCCATTAAGAGTTGCGCCATTTGGCCATAGATATTGTTCTTTTTAGATTGCATTCCATTGGTGCTAATGCTTAGAGCACTCTGAGAAGAGATTCCACATGTGACATCGAAGATGTGGTTTGCCGAGGAACTTAGGTAATTGTAATCGTAAACTGTCTGAAACATTCCATGTGGATAACTTTTTAAATTTGTTGGGACTACTGGGTTCACGTTGGTGTTGACATATGACCCAGAAATAATTGATCCAGTCAAGGGGATTGCCTCATGAAGGAGTGTTCGAGTGCTTACAGCATCATTTTCGTTTAGTGGTTTGAAAGTCATTTTAGTTTCCTTATGCTAATCTTACGTATCTTACTGGGACGTCAATCATCACACCTGTTTTGACACCAGTCAATCGAATGTTTGAATCGATGAATAAGCAGTTGTTAGATGGGCTTGAGCCAGCGTCGGCTAAAGTTGTTGTTCCGCCAAGTTGTTCAAATAGGAACGAACTGGTGTTCAAATCCATTGAGGATTGGATGCGAAATTCAATTCGAGTGCCGCGTGGCCCACGAATAACTTCTTTAGGGTCCTTGGTGTCGACAGTTATTTCTGAGACAAAAGTATCTCCGAGGTCGACGGTGTAGTAGGCAATGTTATCGTCATCAATGTAATCGAATGCTGCGAGAGTTCCTTGAGTGTCAACCAGTTTTCCTAGCCGGTTATCAATTTGAAGAATGTAGCTAGTTTCTTTAAGATCATCATCTAAACGACGTTTTGGAGAGATCTCCGTTGTATCTAAACCTTGATCTACTTTTATCGATGTTCCACCAATTGTTTCTCCAAGCATGAAGCCTTGTCGAACACTACCATCAGCTGTCACAGCGACTCCAGTGTCTGTACTTCCACCGTTTCCATCTTCTGTTGATGCGTCAACTGCTACAATGAAAGGTCCATCGATTGTTCCATCGCCGTCAAGATCAACTCGCTTGTTCATCTGCAAAGACTCATTGAGTCTCAAGGTTGGGAGAAACAACAGTTCAAGATTGGTGTAGGTTTGCAATCTTGTCTTCATCGAAGAAGAGTTGTTCGTAAAAGCCTCTAAAATTGGAGTTTGCAAGATCTCAAGATCGTAGTAGGCGCTACCATTTACGTGCAATTTGTTGTAAAGAGAATAGTCGATCTCTTCATCTCCGAGAGCAAATTTTGTAATTTGAAATGATCCGTCACCTTTTGCTAAAAGCATTCGACCATGATCGGTGAGAACAACGTCTAAGATGATGTCACCACTGTTATCTAAAAAACCCATTGTGTTTTCTCCTAATATTTCTTCCCTAAATAGCTCTCTTTTTAGAATTCTTCTTTAGTTTTGTTTTTTGTCAGCTCAAAATTGATGTTTAGATCTATGATCTTTCCTGAAGTCTTAGATCGAACGCGAAGTTTAATTTTACGCCCCCATACGGACTCTTTTTGAATGCCCAACTTAAGTTCGTCGAGCTTTCCCTTTATCGATGCATTGTCAGATAGGTTGTTTTGTTCTTCCAAAAACAGCATTTGCTCTACTGCTGGTTTTATTTGCATAATAGATTTGAAATTAGTTCTCGGCTGACTTATAATTCTTTCCGGAAACTCATAAGTGTCAAGCATCACTTTTGCATCGTCTGCATCCACAACCAATCTTGTTTTGAAAATAGAAGTAGGATTTGAGACTAGTCCTTTCTCGTTGACTTGTCGAAACATATAGTAATAGTCTTCGTTGCTATCGACCATATCGCGAAAGATCGCATCAGTTGATCGGTAAGGCATTCTTACTTCCCCAAGCTTTGCGCTTGAAAAGTCTGCGATAGACTTTGGAGGATAAGATAGTCTGAAGACTTCATAGAGACCTGAATCAACTTCTGTGTGAAACTTGAATTTACCATCTTTCATTGAAAAGAATCGCTCCATCAATTGCCGTTGGTCGCTATCGTTCGCTGTTATCTCAACAAAGTCGGACTTAATGCTGTTCTTTGTCGGAGACAAGTAAATCTGAATCTCACTATTTGAGTTGTTCTCGGTTTTGAATGTGACCTGCGGGTGCACTGGTGGTGGTTGGATAATCGACTTTGAAACCGTGAATAATTCGAATGGCACAACCATTATGCTCGGCCTATTTATGACTTCAGCAGTTGCGTAAGTTATGTCATCTTCTTTATAATAGCGAACATTCCTATAAGAATAAGAGTTCCCTATGATCATATAATGAGCTTTGACCCTATAAAGGTAAGTTGCACCATATTTTACTTGAGTGTCACTAAACGCAGTTGCTAATGCACCAGCAGGTGCATAAATGTTTTGAAGTTTTGCTGAGTCAAGTTCGAACTCATTGAACTTTTCAAATGAATAACAAAGAGCTTCTTTGTGACATTCGATGTTGTTTAAAATGTCAGAAAAGCCTCTGAAGCCTGTTTTCGTGACACCCTTAATGTAGCCCTTGAAGAGGTGTTTGCGTAGGTCAAGACTCATTTTTGAGGCCTTAGCGTCTTGATTTAGACCATAGAAGTTGTCTAAATCAACATTGATGTCAGAATCGAAAAATGATGTAATGTCATATCCCATAACCTCCGCTTCTTCTCTTACGATTCTACCATCTTGAATGTTGAATTGTAAAGCTGTTTTATCAGATTGTAAATAATCATTTAATACTTCATCGTAGATTGAGATCTTCTGGAGAAACTTTGAAATGTCCCCTCTTACTCCATCGTTGATACCTATGTGCACCTTATAGGGAGCGGACTTGGAAAATTTGTCTTGAGATCCTTGAGGAACAACAAAGTTCTTCATTTGATCTCCTCTCGAGAATGTGCTTAGCCTAGAGTTTTTGCGCTTCTTAAAGTTCAAGATCTCGTCTTGTGTACATTCGTCCAAAAAGGAGTTGAGATTATGCTCGGGGATGCTGACTTGTAGGTCATCGTAATCCTGCGAGACATAGTTGAATTGCGCGTCTATTGAGTACGTTGGGGTTGCTTGTGTTATGTTTCCTTGATCTATTGAGTTTAAGTCGACCATTTTTACGACCGAGGTAACGTGATTGCTGGTAGTTCGACCGCTACTGAGTGCTGAAGCGATTGTAGATCTTTTCCCATCAACAGCAGTGACTTTGATTTTTGCTATTTCATAAATGTTTTCGTCGTCTTCAATCATTTCACTAGACAGCATGTGGATTTTGACTTTCATGTCTTTTGAGTTTTCAATCTTGCTATCGTTGTTGCCTGATTGTGTTACGACTTTCGCTTTTCCGAATGCTTGCAATAGTGGGTCGATTCTGAAATCTGCAATCTTAAGTTTCGCCATGGTTAGCTCCTTGGTTGTTTTACGATGTTACCAGCTGTGTAGGCCACTTCTGATACTTCAGGTAGATTTTCTACAGCGTCAGGAATTATAGTTGGGTCAGTAGCATTGACACTACTTCCTTTGACGATAAATGTCGAGTTTAGAACTGGCATCTTAAACTCTGCTGCTGGAACAACACCTGTTGCTGCGTCTTCTACATAAGACATTTTGCACAAAATCTCTGCTCTTTCGTCAAGAAGCTCGCTCGTCAACTCAACCCAAATTGGTTTGGACATGATTGATTCGCCATTACTGTTCTTTTCGTAGCCATGAAGTGCTTCGATCTTTTGGTTTGCGTGGAAAATCATCTCTGTTGCAACTTTTGTGTCAACTTCTTTTAAGATATCGGATTCGGCTTCGTGGATGTTGTTATTTGCAGCTCTCGATCTTGAATTAAACAAGGCCTTTGTTGCAAGTGGTAGTTTGCGCAACCTCTCAGGGCTGTAGTGTTTCGACGACTTTAGTTTCTCATAAAAAGATCCTTTCTCGGTTAAATCGAATTGCTTTTTGCTTCTTTTTACTGAAACTTCGTTTGCAATAGAGAAACGCAACAGAGCTTGTTTCGTGTCTTTTGCATTAATCGATCGATCTGTTTTTGTTTCAATGTTTACGAATTCAGAGTTGTCTCCGAGATATTCTGACGACTCGCGATAGTCATCCCTCTTTTTGCTGATTTGATTGATTTTTAAAGCAATGGGTCTAAAGTTGAATTTGAAGCGACTCTTTTTGAATCTCGACTTTCTCATTGTTTTGCGTTTGCTTGTCGTCTTAGCTTTCATTGGCTTTCGGTTCAAACGAGGCATTGACCGAGATGAAACTTTACGTTCAGTTTTCTTGTGTTTTGATTCGATGAATTTAATTGAAATACGATCAGTATCAATGTTAGAGATTGTTTTGGTCGACATTGGCTGTCCTTGAAAATGGAATGCCAATGGTGCGAGGAACATCATCTTGGTAGCCCCAAGATCCCTGAGTGCTTCGGAATCATTGTCGTCAATCATGAAAGTGTCATCAGATGAGACAGCCTTTGATGTATCGAAGAATCTTTCAATCTCTTGATCGGCTCTCGCTTCCATCTCTTCTCTTTCGAGAATTAGAATTTCTTTATTGTCAGTTTTACCAAGAACATCGTAAGATGATTCTACATTGCTGAACTGGACAAGCTCTTCGAATGTCTTTGAGATGTTAATGATGTTGGGTGGATAACTGTAAGATGGGTTTCCTTTATTGAACTTCAACTCTTTCGGCGAAACACCGAAACGAAGTGAAAGAAGGTTGTAGAGTTTTTGATAATCGTCAATAAATCTAAGACCATAGTTGCGTTTATAATTTGACAAATTGAAAGATGATTGTTTCGCTTCTTTCATTTCCATCAAATCTAATTGATCAATATCTTTAATCATTCCAATGTACTTGTAGTAGTCTCCAACATAGGCTGTCAGAACGTCAGGAATGACCGCTGAAGGTCTTAATGAGTCTAAGGAGTCATTGTAGTTATTCGGAGAGTTGAGGCGTCTTACAACGTCTTTGAGGCCGTTTAGGTTTGTCTTCACATTCAAGAGAAAACTCTCGATCAATTCTTGAGTCTTGTCAATAAATGTCATTTTGACTTCATAAACAAACTCTCCACGGTCTCCCTCGTTTTTTCCGGAATCAGTAAAGCTATAAGTTTTGATAAAGTCATCGTTTGCGACCTGCAATTCTTTCAAGTCAGCCATTGAGGCAACCATTTCTTTCGGCAACACGTCCTCTTTTGCGAACATGGGTGTTCCGAGATAATTTGTTTGTCGACGAAATCGAACTTGCCTTCTGTAAATCTCAACAGAGTTGATGACCATTGCATTTGCAACATCAAGAAACAGAGCGTCATCGAGTCCATAGATTTGCATTCCAAACTTTGTCTTTGACAAAACAAGATTCTTCATATCAATCGAGAAAACACCGAACAGATCGGCTTCTGAATTCAAAGAATAGTGAACATCAGAGATTATAGGTAAATCTTGGAACATCAAAGATGATCGGTTTGCCAAAGTTTTTGCTCTAAAGTCCACAATCTTTGAGTTCTTGACTCGCTCTCGAGTAAGTTCTAGACTGCCTTCACTAGGTTGGGGACCAGAGTACCAGTCGCTGTCGATTTGATGGACAGGTCCAGACCAAACTTCACGGTCTGATTTTCTAAATAAATTAGAGGTTTTTGGAATCACACCGCCTTCCATTACAATTTCAGAGACAACAGGGCCCATGTAATGCGATAGGAGGCCCGTGAGCTTGATGTGAAGGTAGTTTGACAACTCTTTGTGGTCAATGTAGGTGTAAGCAAACAAAGCCAGCTCAGAGGCATCCTTGGGCTTCACAATGGATGCTTTTAATTTAAAGTGTTTATCGTCGATATCCTCAGATTTGTGAAGGTCGCCATATCCATAGACATGAAGCATGCTTCGATTATCCCAATTTGAGGACATCTTTAGTTTTGTTGGGTGAAGATTCTCACCAATTGTCAACTCATCTCTCATTTCAGGGTTCGATGTTGAAATCAATGCAATCTTCATGAAGCCGGATAAGAGAGGATCGTTCGACCAAATGAAGTTTGACTCGTCAAGTTCGTCGAGAGCAATCAAGTGAGAAACAACTCGAAACGATTTTTCATCGTGATCTTCGAGAGTTATCTTTTCAAAATAAACATTCGGCAATTTGCCAAGTCCAACATTCTCAATAGCCATTAGCACTTCTCCACATCGGTGACACGAGTTCGATAGATATCGAAGTCATCACCTTGTTCATCTGGACACTCAACTTCAATGTCGAGAAGAATGTCTTCTTTCTTAAGTCTCGCAATTCCTTTACATAGATCAGAATCTGGAATGTCATCGTCAAAAAAGATCGATAACCAATATTCTAGATAGCTCTTATCTATATCGATGAATGAATCTTCATCATTATTATCTACCAACATGTCGTTGACGATGTTTTTCGTACGAGGAGTCATTTTTAATGGGATTAGCTTTTCTTCGTCTTCAAAGATGAAGGCTTCGATCTCGAGACCTTCTTTGAATGTGAAGCCGTTCTTTTCGATGATTCGAGTGATTATTTGATCATCCATTACTTCAAGATAGGTTCCATCATCGAATACTCGAGAGGCTGGAACTGATGGAGAAATCGCTTGACCTCGAACAGGTGAGTCATCTCTAATGTTGCGAACTTGCATTGTGTATTCTACTGTCATGTTGACTTGTGGAATCTGTCGGAGATAAGACCCTGATGCTTCATAAGTTGACTCAACCTCAAGTCGCTCTTCGTCTATGTTGTAATCAATCTCTCCGAGAATAGCTGTTAGGTGCCACGAGGATGCCTCTCTCTCTGTTCCATCACTTGTCCCAAGGGGCTCGGTTAGGTAATTGAGTTGCACATGAGAGAATGGCCGTGAGGAGTTGTCACCTTGTTCGAAGTTTGAGATTAGATTCTCTGGAGATGTTAGATCTCTCTGAGGTCTTAATCGGGGAGTCTCGTTGAGAATGCGATTTTTGATCCCATCTTGAGTTTCGGTTCCGCCAATAGCGGAGATGTCATAGACGATGTCGTCGTCAAAGAAGGCGTAATACTTTGGCATCAACTTCCCATTGGACAACAAGGAGCGTCCATAAGGTGTTAATTCGATTTTGAGAACGTCTTGTTTTTTGTCAAAGAATGTCATTTCTTGGGCTTACCTTTTCCTCTTGCAATGTTGATGCCTCGGGCAGCAGCTCGAGTTTTCGAAACTTCAAGAGGATTCTTCTTTTCAACTTTCTTGATCGTCTTCTGTCCCTTATCGTCATTTTCGATGTTCGCAAACGTTACTTCAGCATCTATTTTAACTAGTTCTACGAGAGAAAAGAAATCGTAAGGCCAGTTGTAAGTGATCCCCAAATCGTCACCAGTTTGACCTTGAGCGTTCTCAAGTTGTTCAGATGACGTGTCTTTAGTCGTTCCTTTCTTTGCCACGACCTTGTCGAAGTAATTTGTCTTTGCTCGTTTCTTTGCCTTGAAGATCATCCACTGAATGTTCGACGGGATTCCGTTTCCTTCAGCGTTATCGTCGAGAACACCATTCTTAACAACTGATCCGCCACCAAGAAGTTCATGAGCAAGCAACTCATGAGAGATTGTTGCTTCGGCTTCTTCCATTCTTGTTCCGATCTCTGGAGGAAGGTTTTGCCAAATGTCGGCAAGGTCTTGCTTTGTCAAGTTGTGCTTGAACTCAAAGACGTACATTGCGAATGGATCAATTTCTTTGTATTTTACGAAGTCCATTGATGGAGGGAACACGTACTTTTGCATCTTCTTGACCATTTGATAAACAGAGTCTCCGGCTTTTGGTGTCTGTCCTGCTGTAAAGTTGCCGGGTGATGATTCCAACAAAGATGAATTGATGCAAGAATCGATGTCTTCTCGAGGAATTGAGAAGAATTGTCGAGTTCCATCTTTCTCGATGAACGGAACGGCAACAACAGCTTCGGAGATCTGTTTAACATCGGCAACCTCTCCTAGTCGGACTGGGTCTTTTGAGAATCCGACAAGGTCCGCAAGAGACTTGATTTTGCTTCTTGCAGTGTCTACTGGTATGTTCAGAGCGTTTGTTAGCCAAGATTCCGGAATGTCTGTTATTTGCAAAGAAACGCTTTGATCTTTTCTTGGTAGAAATCCATATTGATGCCACATTCCTCTAGCTGCACTCTCAGCTGAATATAGAGGGCTGGACCCTACATAAGGTTTGCGAAGATTAACATAGCTTCCAAAATCCAAAATAGGAGTTTCAAACTTTGTTTGAATAATCCATCTAGATTTAGAACTTTTTGTTTCAGAGGAGGCTACTTCTACAACTCTCTCATCGACATTGTCTAATTTTATCTTCTTAATAGTTCCTTTTGCGAATAAATTTATGCTAGAATCAAGCTGCATAGCATTATAGTTTACCAGCGGCGGAGATTGAGGTGCGATGATGACCTTGGTCTCCGAGCTGTAAGCATCTGTCGTATAATTAGTGTTGGCCCACGGATCCCTCCATTGGTTGGAGTCAAGAGCAGTCATGTCATCTAGGTTTGGGTCGTTATTATCAGTACCGCCTTGTTCAACAACGCTGACGTCCAGGTCGACGAATCCAAGTTCCAACAAGTCCTTCCATTTACTGTTAGCATATGATGAAAACTTTCCGCTTGAGATGTATGGCTCGGCATCTCCGTCATTGGAGCCAGAATATCCAGTCAAATCTCTAAGTATTTCTCCATATCCTGGTTCCCAAAACCTAGTCATGTATGGAAACTGGGAGACTTCGTTAAGAATTTCATCTAGGCTATATTTTTTCGTCCTAGTCGCATAAAAAATTAAGTCACACCACGACTCTCCATGATAGTAAGGCGGTGTAAAAAGAAAATTGTAGCCGTGGCTTGGGCCTAGTGGAACGCCATTGGTTGATGTTCCGTAAGCATCTGTACCCCAAGCTGGTGGACCAAATGCTGTTGGTCTCGAGTACATTGTTAGATTTTCATTGCCATTGATTGTTTGTGGCGGATAAGCATCGTTTAAAGTGCCATTGATAGAATCTGTGGTTCTTGTCATTTTTACTCTAGCCAAGTAGTAATTACCAGAAACAGCATTTCCAAAATTTGGATCGCTGTTCTCAAGAGAGGATAGCGTCTTAAAATTTCCATCCATCATAAAGAAATTCGCTGTCTCTGCTAGAAAGTTGTTCATCTTCTTTTTGTAGAGAGAAATATCTCCTCCATTCCACTTTAGCTTCACTTCATTATCCGATAGCCCAAATGGATGTGTTTCTTGGACGCTCATGAAAACATCTTGCAAATACAATTCTGGTTCCAAAAGAGCTTCGAATGGAATTCGTCGAGAAAAGAAAGAATTCAACGTTCGAGGATCTGCGCCGATCAACCAACCTTGCAGGTTGGATCCAATGTTGAAAACATTTATTTCATCATAAACGGAACTCGCTCCCGCTTTACCATCTTGATCTACGTTGATTCGCGATGGATCATCTTCTGGTAGTACAATTGGATAGTCAACTGCAACACCAGATTTGATTGTGTTGAATAAGATCCCCGGAGCAAATAGTGGCTCTAAAATTCCTTGTAGGCCGAGCTCTGGAATACCGGTGACACCAGCGTTACCACTGATCTCAACATTTTTCTTGATAGAGTCGTAAAATTCTTGCGACAAGTCAACGGTTCTTTGAGCAGGGTAAAATCCATCGTAAGGGATGAATTTCTTTAACCCTTTGCACTTTAAGGTGAGGATTTTTTCTCTAGATAGATCTTTGTGATCACTCTTGACTAAGTCAAAGTGTTTTAAAAAATCGGTTGTAGATAGGATTTGATAGAAATGATCTTGATTTTCCGTTGTCGAATCTTGACTCAAAGCACCAGATAACTCAAAGATCTCTTCTAGTTCTTCGGTAATTCCTTTGGTCAAATAGCGTTCTACATGGTTACTAATTCTGAATTCTGGAACTTTTCCGAAGCCTTTGCCTTTTAGCCTTAGTTCTTCAGCAAACTCTCCATAGGAGTCTCTGAATGGTGACTTATCTACACCTTGTTCATTCGATGCTATCTTGGCAGCATCCCAAGCAGGGATACCTTGAAATAACGATCCCGTTGGGATATGGGTCATTCCAGCCATTTCGTTGATAGTCATTCCTGTTGGTGAAACAACTGAATTAATTCCATTTATTGCATGTCTTCGAGAGTAAAAACATGACGCCGTTAGTGCATTTTTCAAAGCATTTGAGGAAAGAGTGTCGTAAACTGGTCTAACGTAACCACTTAAGTAACTGTAGTACCCTCTGGAGAATTGAGAATAAGAATTTACCAAAATTCCAGAGCCTCCCTCAGATGGAGGAGGAGACAAAATGGTGTCTTCACCGGTGTTGTGGGCTCCAATCCTGTAGATAAGTGTTGGGCCGGTGTTACTGATTAGTTCAAAGTTGGAGCCTTCTTCCCCGCCGATGTAGTACTCATAGACTCTATAATCATAAGATGTATTATACAGGTTATTGTAGGTTGATATTTGATTATTGTAAATTTGATTTTCGGATGGTTCTTGCCTAGTGGTCCAATCCGACGCAACATCGAGAGGCCACATGGATTGAGAAGGAACTATTCCTGCAAATCCTGTATCGACATTTGTTTGGGTTCTATCTAACCTGTCTGCTCTCCAGAAAGTATTAACATAGTATTTTCTAATTCTTGTTTCGTCAAGGTAAGCGTATTGTTGTTTAGGGTAGATAGACTGTCGGTAAACGAACATGTTAAAAGAATCGATTGGTGAACCTTCGTCTTCAAGTCCACCGTCAAGATAGAGGTCTTTTAGTTGCTCGTAGTTCTCATCTGTCTCTGCAATTGTTTCGAAGTAATCGTTGATCTTGGAGTTTGCAAAGAATGCAGTTTCATTTCCAAACGATGTCTTAAGTTCGACGGATCGGTTTTGGAACTCGTTGGTTTTATTGTTGTAAACCTTCATTTCTCCAACAAGAGACACTGGCTTATACGAGTCAACTACAACTGGTTCGATAAACGATCTTGTGTTTCCAAATCTTCCGTCGTGCTCTTCTACGTATGTGAAAATGTTTGATTTTCTTTGGTATCTCGTTAAGTGATTTTCACCAGCTCGAATTTGCTTCCATGTCGGGTACCCATAAGGGCCGTTGCGATGAAGGTTGAGTAAAATCATCGTAGATCTAGGATTGTGTCTAGTTAATGATGTTATGTTTGAATTCGACTCGTTGCCTTCAATATAGCCGATTGTGCCATGCAGGTCGTATCCGATGTAATTACCTTCAATTCCATCTGAATTCATTGTTCCTGCGTCATTAGCAGTCGGGTCATAAATGCCAGAGTTCAATCCGACAAAATCTTTAAAAGTTGACATTTGCTATCCTTTTTTCCTATAATTAGTTTCTTATTTCGAAACTTTTGTAAATTATGGTGGGCTAACTTGGACCAGTGCTGCATCTTGAATAGTTAGTGTTATCTCATCAGTGTATGGGTTTCCGGCACTATCTGTGCATTGTTCAACAATAACTCGGAAAGAAACGCTGTCACCAGCAGAATATTCAACATTAGGTCTAGAATTTGTCGGGTCTATGCCATCGTCTTCCACGACGCCGTCCTCATCGGTGGTGTATAACTGATAAGTTGCCGATGAAGCACAAGGCATGTTGGTGGCAACTGATGAGAATGTGAGATCATTATTCGCTTGAGTCTCAGTTATTAAGTTTGCAGAATTTATTGGCGTTGAAGATGAAGGATCTTTAAGAGTTATAGTTTGCGTTACACCGCCGTTGACTCTTGAACCATCACTGGTAATTGTCCTTGTTGCCCAACCTGATGTTCCATAATTCGGATATGAAACAGTTGATTCCAAAAGGGTGTTGTCGAGCGTAGCATTTTCGAAGATAATAGTAGAATCATCTTCAACGATAAGTCCAGTCCCAGTTGATCTAGATGTCAGAGTAAGGATTACTTGATCACTAGAGTTTGATGAATAGTAAATCTGACTAAACGAAGATGGAACAGTTGCTTGTGGTCCAAATGTCTGACTTAAATTGAGTGTGGCATCACTCTCAGACAGTTCAAACTCTAGCGATCCATCGATGTTATCTGCTAAGTGAGAAGATGCCACATAACCAAATGTTGTTAAGTTTGCTTCCGCTTCAGAAACTTGATTTGCTCCCGGCGAAGAGCTTCCCGGAACCACCGTTGTTGTTTTAGACTCCGCTGTTGATGTTGCTCGACCACCTGAACCATCATCGTCATAGAAAGTTACGTTACTAACTAATGTCGGCGCGGTCGTTGTTGCATTTGAAAATGAGTTTGAAATTGTGTCTTCAAAATAGCCACTACACATGTAAACCGTAGAATCGACCTGTGTAAAGACACCTGATGAATAATAAAGCGTGGGGAGCAGGTTGTTCCAAGGAGGAGCGGTGCTATCATTGCCTATAAAGACAGAGTCCACCTCAAGTCCCTGATAGGCATCAGCACATTGAATGTTTTGAGAAGAGAATGAGTGATAAGACTGGTTTGCTTCTGCAATTGTGACCTCAAATGCTCCCGGTGTGGAGGAGAACGGAACCAACTCGATGATGTCATTTGGTGTTCTCGTGACAACAGTTGTTGCACCACCGGGCGTTGTTCTTTGCAAATAATTGATTTCAGACTCTAGAGTCGGTTCGCCAGTGCTAACATTTACCAGTGTTACTTCTTGATCTTCAATGTATCCAGATCTTTTTGTGGCATAATCAAAAATGGCACTATTGTCTGGATTGAAATAAAGAGTCGGCAATGACACTGATGACTCGAAGCTTCTTGGTTGACCATTTTCAACTAGGCTTTGTAAAGCCGACACAGTACTGCAACCAAGGTTATTAAAGGAAAATTGCAATGTTCCAATTTCTGAGAAATCCAAAATAGTTTGGCTTGTTGTTGAGTTTTCTTGAATGAACAGTGAAAAGTCTTCGTCGTCTGTAAACTGACCTGTACTGCCCCAAGTTACAAAGGGATCGGCAATCGGATCCTGTGTGCAATCGTCGAGTTCTACCCCAAGACCATTAAACTTTATTGCTTCTTCATAACCATTGGTGGTCCCAATCAGTCCGTTCTTTGGAGCAGTGTTGATAATGTCTTGTTGTGGTGCATCATCGCCATTCAATGCATTGTGAATCCAAGAGTATTGAAAGTCGGTAGCAGGCATCGGTCGATGAAAATGATCATTGTCTCTTCTTTCGTAAATACCGACAGTAGGGACTCCACTATCACTAAATTGCTCAGATGGGAATCTTGAAGTGTTTCGGTGTTGTTTGTGAAACGAGGGTTCTTCGTTATAAGTAATTTCTTCATTTGGATAATTTACAATCGGCGTGGCATGTTGAGGATCTAGTCCAAATTTAGCCGAATGTCTTGATCTTAAAGTTCTTAGGCCCTCTCTGTGGTTTGCATGGGACACGACTCTAATTTCGCCATCTTCACCGGAACCATTTAAGCGAACAGAGAGGTTTCTAAAATTCAAAGAGTTGTGAACAGAATATTGTTGAGTCGCAATGTCGAGATAACCAGACGAATTAATCTCGGGCCCGCCGGGTGCAGAAAATCTTGTGCGGATTACGTTGGCCGACCCTGTTGAGCGGTCTTGTCTATCTATGATGTTTGTAATGCCGGGAACAAAATAAGAAGGGACGGAGGCAACATAGTCAACACCATCAATTGAATTGGATGGGTTGATAAAGGAATTATTTGCGCCCAATAGAGCTATGTCGAAGTTGCCATAAATCCCATTGTTGAGAGGAACGATTGTGAATTGTGCCTCAGAATCATTTTCAGCGGGAGCAAAATCTACGCCACCGGTTGAGTCTTGGGGATTCGAAAATGAATTACCAGTTCCTATCGCAACATTGAAATTTCCAAAAGAACCATTACTATTTGGAGTTATTGTGAATTCGGCTTCAGAGCTATAAACTGCAGAGATAGGATCAGCACCATTTATTGAGTCACTTATCTCGTTGTTTGCAGATGGAAATGACGAGTAATTTGGATCCACGCTTATCGCGAAGTTCCCGTAAGTTCCATCGTTGATTGGCACAATTGAGAACTCTGCGTGGTAAACTATCGTACCAGCAGACGTGGGTGGTCCTGAGAAGGATGTTGATATTCTGTCGCTAGAGTTATCATAAACAGTGAGGTTTTCGCTGTTTGCTACCTTGTTGTGAATGGTGTCGCCGTTGGTGAAACCATCATTTGTTTCAGAAAATGTATAGAAAGCTTTTGCGTTAGCATATGTTGTTAAGTTGCTTAGGTTACTATAATCAAGCTGGTTGCCGTTATTGTAAATTTCATCGATTAAGTTTTGATTGCCACCGAAATAAGCATCAAAAATCATGAATTCATCTAAAATCGTTGTCTCGTTGGGCTGAGAAATTCCACGTGTGTTGGAGAGGGATGTGGTGTAAGTTCCAATATAGAACTTGTAGATCTCTGGTGATAAATGCGGAAAATTAGGATCTGCTTCGGCATAATAATCTTCGGGAACGCCGCCGTTTAGATTTTGATCAACGTAGGCATCCCAATTCTGGTATACTCCATTTATATATAGTTTTGTCTGGGTGTTCCTTGAAATTATGTTACCGTTGATGTCATAGGTAGAGTGATTCATAGTCCCTTCAGTTGTTATCAAGACGTGTGTTAAATGTCCGCCATATTGGCCCAAAAAGTTATGAAAATCGTGTCTGAAGATTGTGAGTTGTCCTCCATCCCGTCGGTATCCTATGCTAAAACTTAAAGTCCATCCATTATTTGTTGAATAGGTGAGATTTAACAGCTTAGATGCAGTGTTTATCTGTTGAGTTCCAGTTGTCCAAAATTCACTATAAATGGTCATTACGCTATTAGTGTTTAAGGCGGGGACAGGTGCATTGATATAGAAGGACATAGTGAATGGCTGTGATGTTGCTCCCGGTGCTGTTGGCGACCACGATGGCTTTCCAACGAATTCAAGTCCAATGTCTGCATCAGCACCGGTTATTGTCAATGCTTGACCTGCTGAGCCAGGCGGCTGGCCGCCATTGTCTCCCTCTGTGAAAGTAACGGTAAAGTCATTAACAGGAAAGTTGGCTACCAATAAAGTCTTTAAACTATTAAAGAAATCTGTGTTTGAGGCCGGTGTGGGAGTCGTCAATAACGTTTGTCCACCTTGAACTGATGTGTCTATTTCATAGTCTATTGAGTCAATGGTTATAAATTCACCAGATACAACATCGTCAAAACCTAAGATCTTAAAAGTACCACCCGAGGCTGTCTGGCCAGGCTGGGGTGATTGTATCTGCGTGAGAGTTTCGTTATATGCAATTGTAAAGTCATTTGAAAAGTTGTTTACCAATAGAGATTGGATGTTGTTATAGAAGCCTATATTCGTAGAGGGTACTGCAATTGTTTGTCCACTTTGAGAGTTGGTGCCTATTTCATAGTCTACCAAGTCGATAGTTATAAAGTCTCCTGATGCAATGTCATCAACACCCAGTACTCTAAAGGATCCGCCACTCGCGGGTTCAGATGCGACCTCTGCAAGTGTCTCTGTCAAAAATTCAACATAGTTGACCGTAAAAGTGTTGATTGGGAAGTTTACTTCTAATGCTGATTTTAATCCATTGTAAAATGCAACATTTGTAGACTCCAGAGGAAATGCAACATCACCTTGTATAGATGTTTCTATTTCGTAAATAATAGAATCGATAGTTATGTATTGACCTTGTGCGACCCGATCAATGTCTAGGATAGTGAATCCACCACCAGTTGCGGTTTGACCAGCGACACCTTGAACTGCTGGAACAGTATAGCCAGTGTCATTATATCTATTGTTTGGCCCTGCAAACAGGTTTCCAACGGTAGTCACGAACTGGCTTGCTAGGGTGTAATAATTCGTCGTCTCGGGCAAAGCGCTTTCAATAATGTCAGGCAACAGATCACCGGCTCTTCTCAAGAAGTAACCTTGATCTCCAAATGTCGACATGGCTTCGTAGTTTCGAATGAAGTTGCCATAGTTACCTTCTTGATGCCAATCTCCATTTTCGTCCTGATATAGGTTAGTTTGAATGTTTTTGATATTTACGGGTCGCTTTGCTCTCTCTTCTCGATAAAGAGTTGCTTTTTGTTGATCAGAATCAAGACTTCCCACAGAGTAGTCTGGGGTTGTGAAACCAATTGCCCCATCGCCAACTCCAGACCCCTCTTGTGTTTCGGTTGCATCAAGTTCGGCAATGTAAATGTTCCACGATTCTGGTCTATCTGCTATGTTTGGGATGTTCCCAACAGTTTCGTCAAAGCCTTCCATGTAGTGAACGTGTCGTGACTGACGACCTCCAATGTGAGTGTGAGTAAATGGGCCTTGAATTGAGATTTCATTCGTGATGTCTGTAGTATCTGAGTGGAGGTTGACCAAGTCGAACCCCTCGCCAAAACCGCCATCGGCGGCAGGACTGTTTATTAAAGCAGAATAACCAGTGTTAACGCTTGATGAAACAATGTTTCCGGGAATGATTTTTGAAATCTTTTGTCGATATGCATATTGATCATCGTCACTCTTTGGCTCTTGCGACGATAGAATTGCATGTCGACCAAGCACAGCGAATCCGTCATATTTGTATTTTCTCAATTCTTCAGGTCTATGTTCATCTATGCATGCAGGCTTGGGATTTGTTCCTGTTCCATCACCCGCGCCGATGATGACAACATTCTCGGGTGTTCCTGCGGTGGATGCATTACCCACAGCTATCTGAGATGTAATCATGTCTCGATCTTTGTTTGCCGAGTAGTTGATTCCTCCATGAATTGAGTTGCTGAATCCGATATCTAATGCGTAAGGTTTCGAGAATCTACGTGCAGCGTAAGACCCAGAGATCAATTGAGTTGAGCCAGAAAGAACAACAGGGTTTGTGAACTCTTGGTCGTTTTGTCTCACAAGAACTTGACGAATCGCCTCTTCTTCGACAACACTATTCTCTTTACGTTCTTTTTGCCATAAGCAGTTTTCGTTTTCGTCTCCGGACAATGGTGCATGTCCAACTCTCCAGTTGTACTTCAACTCTTGAACACCACGAATTGATGCCTCAGTTGAAGTGATAGTGTTGAGAAGTCCAACTTGACGTTGATATTTGTCTCTCTCAAGGAGATGAGGTTCGATGACGTCAACGATCCCACCAGCAAAGTTTGCTGACATTGGAACCAATTGATTGACCATTGAGGAGATGCTTGAATCGATCCATTTGAAGTACTCGAAGAATTTGTCGAAATCCATGTCGCTCTCGACCTTATCAAAGAACAGCTGTCTTGCTTTTGCTAAGTCTTTGTATTCTAAGCGGAATCTCTCAACAGGGCGACCAACTAGGTTGGCGAACTCTAATGTTGTCGAGAACGACTTCAGCATTTCTTCAGAGATCAAAGCAGATGGAGACTTCTCCATTATGAAAAGGTTGTCACTGACATCATCGTCATTTGAGAAGTTTATTTCTTGATCACCCTTGATGTAGATGTTTTGAGCGTCATAGGCGCTCTCTGGCAACTGTTTCTTGTAAGCTTGGATGAACTCATAGCCAACGACCGAAGTGTCGTCAAGAGGGAAATTTGAGCCCTTAGCTTTGTGTTCTCGACGAATCAGATCGTCAATCCATCCATAGACTGTGTCGGAGTGTCCACCAGTGGTATCTTCAACTTCAAACTCTCCAATTGAATCAGATGTTGAAACTGTGTCAAAATCCCAATTGAGAATTGTCAAGTCCTGTGATGGGATTTGAACGTCATCGATCAAATAAAGGTTTGACCCGTCAATAGAAGAGCTTTGTCCATAATTCAAGACATCTTTATTGTGGTTTAAGATTTCGTTGTTCTCGACATAGTCCAGCCATGCTCGCACACCGCCAACTTGGATATCTGTTTCTTGCAGAACTGTTCCTGTGAAGTCTTGAGCGTGAGCTCCGACATAGACTCTCTTGGATGCATTCATTAGTGCCAATCCATCTGAGTTTGAAACAGTTGTTGACAATAGAACTTCGTTTTCGATCTCGCCAAAGTTGGTTGTTACGGCATAAAGCTCGATGTCATAGTCTGGGGTCGTATTTGTGACACCACCAGCATATGGATAAGTCTGTGGTTTAATTCGCAAAGCAACATTATAATGCTCATTCTCGTAAATGTCGTAAATGTAGTCAGATTCTTCTTCGATATTTCCCGCAATGTCTCGCATTACAAACTTGGCATGTCGCGAATTTAAAGAGTCTCGAACAAGATAGACAGACAGATTTTGAGTTCCCCACGTTAAATCAGCAGGGTCGGTTTGTGCTTCGTGGAATCCCATGACAGAAGAAGATAGGAATGGAGTGGCGAAATAGCCTCTCTCGTCAATTTCTTTCTTGTAGGGCACCACTATGTCCGCTTCAAGCGTAAAAGCGTTTCTAGAGGCATCTACGGCGCTTGAAATGAATGATCTGCTGCTTGTTGACGTTATTGATTGAAAAATGCTTGCATCAAAGCTCTCTGGGTGATTAAAATTGACATATTTCTTCTTAACAGATGTTGGTCGAGATTTATCGGTGAAGTACTGAACTCCTCCGTCTGTGTAAAGATTGAGTCGAATGAGTTCGTCGTCGATACCATAGCACCTGATAAGATTGCGAATGGAACTTTCTGTTCCTTTCGTCTTATAGATCTTCTCGAGGTTGTTGTAAATGTTTGTGTAGATGATGTTCTTGATTTCATGAAGCTCGGTCTCGAATTGAGCATCTTGAAGGTTTACAGATGCTAGTTTCTCATAGACCTCATTGCTTTCGAACATGTTCGAGATCATAAATCCTTTATCTTTCAAAAGATCAGCAGCCATTGTCGAGGTCTTCACGCCTTCCATTGGATAGCGCTTTGTCTTCAGTTCGGTCAACTCTTTGATCTGGACGTGAAGCGTGTCCATGTAAGAACCAAGAATCTGAGCGAATAAACGAAGATTGCCGTTGTCCTCTTCTTGAAGCCATGTTGGCATTGATCTAAAGAATGATTGACCACGGTCTGCGTCGTAAGAGAGACCTTTGGTTTTCATTTCCGAGATCAAGCTTTTGACATCGGAGTGTTCTTTGTAGATGATCGGTGTTGGAGTTTCGGTGTAACCCATTGATTCCATTGCACTATCTGTTGAGCGAGCATTCGTTGTGCTTTCGTAGCCGACCCATACGCCATTTGCTAAACGTCCGGAATAGTCGAGCACAACAGAGTCTGCCGCGTTTGTTCCGACGATACCTTCGTTGAATTTAAGATAGACTCCAAGGTCCGATGTTGCATCGTCAGTGTTGGCTCCACCACCGATGGCGTTAAACCAGTTAAGCTTAATTTGTCGAGAAGTGCGGTTGGTTTTCCAAAAACGGAATTCATCCATCTGAGCGGACAATTTACCATAACCCAGTCCGCCATCACCATTGTCGTCTTGTGTCTGTAGTGCTCCAATGAAGCCATCCATCTTTCCAACAAAGCTGGTGATCGATGTTGACATTGTAAAAGTCTCAAATTCATTCCCGTTAACATAAACGGTGATCTCAATACCAGAAGAGACCCTAATGAAAGAGAGGGCGTAGTGCTTCCAAGTTGTAAAGTCAATCGAAGTAGAAGTTATTTGAAATACTTGATCTCCTATGGTTACAACGAAATCTCCCGTTGTCGCTGTAGCTGCATCGAGAGAAATTGTAAATCTACCATAATCACTCAAGGGCAACAAAGGATTCCCATTCCAGAGATCCAAAACAACTTCTCTTGGCTCGGTGGCTGGATTGAATTGATCTTTCTTTAGCCAGAATTCAACTGTCACACCTTTCTCAAAATCACAGTTCCAGTTTTGATTGCGATTCTTGTCATTGTCATATTTCGCAGAAGATGCAAAATGATCATTAAGGTTCTTGGCGGAAGAGTCAGTGTGCAATCCGCCCCAAATCTTAATGTATTCATTCACGCTTGTTGGAGCCCATGGTCCGCTTGGGGCACCACTAATGGCAGCAGTTGTTCCAAGTTGCACATGTCCAGTTGTCTTTGGATACTTGGTCTCGAACATCCACCGCTCTAAAGCAGAGGCTTTTTCTTCAAAGGCAATCTGTTCGGACTTCGAACCATCATAAGGATAGTCTTCGTAAATTCGACGAATAGCGGCGTCATAGTAAAGCTCAGCAGAGCCGTAGTAGACAAAGTTCTCGGGGTCGGAGAAGTCAATTTGAGGATGATAGACTTGGTCTGCTTTAGTCTTTTCTTCTACAAATGCGACACTCTCGACATCTTGGACGGTCTCTTCAAGGTTTGGGGAAGTTTTACCAAATAAATCTTTAATACTCATTATTTACCACTCTGAATCTATGTTTGAAAGGAAGCTCTTGGTAGCTCTTGGTCATTACATTAAATAGAGCTAATTTGATTTCATAAACATAATTAGGCTCCAACATACTAATGTCAAGATCGAAAAAGTTTCCATTTGAATCATAGGAAAGAGTAGTTGAGTCGTCGGTCAAGTCGTAGTCAAAGATAATTTCATCTGTGACGACTTTTGATATTTTAAATTTGAGGTTGTCATAAACCTTAGAGTCTGGTCTCGACGTTGCCACAGTGTGGATATTTGGAGACCAATCCTTCTCGCGGATGTAAAAGTAGAAGCGAGATGTTTGATTAGCATAGTGAACGTCTTGGTTGTTCAGAACGGAAACAACAAGGTCGCCAATGCTAGGTATTCCAGAGGGTGCTTGTGTTGTGACCGTAATTGACCCTGTAACGACTTCCGTGCCGTTGTTGGACCAAACGTCATAGAGAGTGCTAGCAGACGTTGTAGGGTTCACCACGGCCTTATAAACACCTGTTGTTCCTGCAGGTGATGTTGCTGTTTCTGTGGCAATAGGTGATCCTCCTAGGGTTTCATATAGAGAAACTGTCACTGGTCCAGCTAGATTTGTTAGTGCTCCCCTCAACTCATTGTAGAGATAGATGTCGTTTGACTGACCAGACAAAAATGTCTTGCGATGATCTGTTGTTTGAGAATCCCATCTCGCTTCCAACAAAGGCTTCTTGAAGAAATTGCTTGTTCCTCGAGCATAGAACATCTTTGTGTAGTATGAGCGAGTCTCTGCGGTTGCAGTGCTTGGGAGTTTAATGATGAGGCCATAGTTACTGGATAGATTATTTAACCAGTCCGACACGAAACTGGTAACATTTATTACCAGATCCTCATAGCCTTCTTCGAATTCGGCTATTGATGGTGTCCCTGTAAAGTCTCCACCTTCAGTAGTCCAAGCGTTGCCTGCGCCACTTTCATTCCAGCTTGAACCTTTGTTATATGTGAGATCCGTGTAGTTCTCCATGTCCATTCCTGTGCCTTCTTCCCATGAGGTAGTTAGCGCAGACACTTCAAGTTGAAAGTCTCTAGGTAAGGTTCGGCCGTGTTCGGCGTTAAACAATCTGAGATAAAATTCAGTCTTGCTTAGATCTACAATCTCAGCGTCGATGTCTTCTTGGATTTGTGAGATGTCGAACTCAATAAGAATTCTAGCTTCTTCAGTAGAATAAGCATCGTTCTCATCAAGAACTTGACCATAGATCGAGAAAACCTCAAGAATGTCTGATGCTCCCATGTTCGCATCGGTCCCTCTAATTGCAAGGCTCTCTCGGAAAGCATTGGTGATCGTGTTGTCCTTTGTTGCATAGTAACGTTTAATCATCTGACCAATACTCCTTTGATGTCAGTCGTTGGAAACTTCAATTCCATAATAACATTCTTTGGTGTCTTAATGAATGTTCCATCTTGAGACATTGCTTCTTTAAAGTTCATTCGCACCATTGAATAGTTCCCGCCTGTCTTCTGATAGACATTGACTCTTTTGACATCTGCGACTCCGTCGACCTTCGATAGGATTGCATAAAGCCTTGTGATGTAGATCGGTTCTCCAATGTAAGATTGGTTCGAGAAATAGTCCCTAATTGCGGCGTTGCATCGGGCTAAAATGTTTTCGTTCGAGAACTGTGGGTCTATGGAGACTTTAAAGTTCACTCCGAAGTTCACAATTTTTGCGTCATAAATATCAATGACATCATTGAGAGACTTATATTGCGATAACCAGTTCTTAATGTTTTGCTTAAGTCTATCGTTTGCTGTTGCAAGCTTGCCGTCGTTTCCTTCCGATGCGATGTAGATCGCCATTCTACGGTTGGTGGCAGATGGATCATTTACAACACTAGCTCTCTTTATGATCCCAAACTTGTTGGGCATGTTGTAAATTAGCGACTCGTAATCTTGACGAGTTACGGCTCGACCTTGAGTTGCATAGTAGCTTTTCGCTCTTTGTTTTAATTCTTCGTTTGTCATTCTCTCGGCTGAACCAATGATCGGTTCTTCGTTTGTAAGTTCGAGAGAGCTAACAACTGCGTTCTTCTTTGAAGAGATTAAGTTGATTTCTGATGGAAACTTCATTCGTGCAGTTCCAACGGATGTTATGCTATTTGCGCCGGCACTTGAGAGGTCTGTAGTGTTTGCTTTTGCAATAACGGTCAAGGTTGTACCAGACGGAGCAATTCCGAGCTTGGTAGTTCCGATGAGTTTTGATGGATCAAATGTTTGAGAAGATATGTAGTTCTTCCCATGCATCTCTAGAAAGACCTTTGAAGGATCAGCTATTTCTTCAGCCTCAGAATCCTCTGAGCCGAATCCAAACTGTAAGTAGGTCCCAGTGTCGTCCTGCTCTACAACAAAGCGTCTGGTGGCAACGAAGGGCTTTAAAATAGACCTTACACCTTCACTTGATGCTTCTCTGTTCGTAGTTTCTTTGAAAACGACTTCTTGAGCTAGATTGTCAACTTCATAATATGTGTTGCCATCTGAATCTTTTACAGATAGGACTTCGCTGAAAGTTGCATCTCCAATTCGGATCTTCTTGAATTTCTCGAATGCTGAATTCGTCAAGTCAACTGTGATTCTCGAGAACACACCAGAGACAATCTGCCCGACAGCCTTGATGGCAAAATGGGTTGTTTGTCCGCTTGAAGAATCAAATCGGGCTGCAACCATGTCATTAGTCGGTGTGTCAAATGCAACGTCTTCCGTCAACGTGAACACTCCTCCGCCGGATGCTGTAAAAGATGATCCCTTTTGAAGGATGGGCATGTAATTAAAATCAGGTGCTGTGCCGTCTAGATTCGATGGAACAAGAACGAACAGGGAGACAAACCCATAAGAGTTAGCTGAGCCTGCGAATTTATAGCCCATTGATCTCGCATGTTTACGGATATTGTTGAACTCAATTGCCGAGTCCATGAACGATTCATTGGCTTGGTAATCTAGATAGTAAGAAAGAACGTCTCCAACATAGGCAACCGAATCAACTAATAGCGAGTTAATAGTTCCCTTTGTGAAGTCTTTCCATTGTTCTGGATAGAATCTTTTGGCATGCTCAACGATGTCTGACTTTATCGAATCGAAGTCTCTGCTGGTGTACTTAATGGGTGTTTTCTTTTGTTTTGACATTTAATGGTCCCTCACAAAGACTAAATAGTTTGACTTAAATAACTTCCAATTCAAAAACTTCTGGAATTGTGAGTTCATTATAGAAGAATTCGATGCGAATTCTCATCATTGAGTTAATAGGTTCCAATGTAACCGATAGATTCGTGATTGTCATGTAGGGCATGTAGGTTTCTGCTTGGGAACGGATTTGGGACTCAAGGCCGCCTGTGTCGACTTCTTGTTCTTGCAAGAACAAATAGTCTTGCAAGCCGATGCCATAGTTGGCATCCATAACATATTCTCCAGGCCTAGTCAACAGAAGCATTTTTAGATTCTGCTTGATGGCATCTGTTTGTGTCCAGTCTGGGTAAGATGCTGCTCCGAACGATGTAGAAGAAACGGCGTATTGACCTGTGATTCCGAGTTTGGGATTCGGCACAACTGGTGCACCGAGCTCAATGGGAAAAATAATTGAAATTGGCATAATTTAATCCTTAAAAAGTTTTTGAAAATCATTCAGGCAATCGTCGCCATCTTCACCGAAAGGTTTGACGCTTACGACCCTGACTGATTGCCACCAACGGACGCTACCGTCTAGTCCTATATAAGAGTCTGGTAGTAAATTACTCAACCATCTCGCATCAAATTGTCGCTTCTCTTGTCTACCGCCTTCATATTCATCGTCATCAGATCGATAAGTAGACCTGAATTGTCTCTTAAGTGTTGTCTTGACTTTGTCAAAAACCTTTCTTTTCCACTTACCTTTGATTTTTCTTCTTCGAGTTGGGTCCACTTCGTTATCACCAAGGCCAATTGATTCAAAGAAATTGTAGTAAGAGTAGATCCCAAACAACGATGTGAATGTTGTGGTTTTAATAATCGTTTCGAATATAAACTTGAAGTCGTCCGTCTCCACTAGTTTGTCAACATAGCACTTGAGATCTTCGCCCATGTTCTCATCATCAAAGTCAATGTCTTTGATGACTTTGTCTAACACGTCATTCTCATAGTGAGTAAGTGGGATGTGATGATAATTTCCGATCTTTCCAACTCTCTCTTTTGAAGAGTCTAGATTAGATGTTATCCCAGAACTCTCGTGTGGAACATAAATGAGCCTGACTCCGAACTTGATGCCGATGGTTCCATAGAACTCACCGTTCAAAACTGTAGCGTTTCCAAAGTAATCAGACAACTTTGAGTTCTCATCGAATCGACCTGGAGTTCCAATGAGTTGTTCGAATTCCTTAACTGTCATGACTTGTTCGACTTCATCTTTCGAGATTGTTCTGATATACTTTTCTAGAAACATGGCTCCTTTTTTAGGCAACGAACCAGAAGGAACTCGTTCTGTAAACGATGTTGTGTTGCGATTAGTTGGACAATCTATAATTGAACCATAAGCAGGCTTGGATGCGCCTTCAACGACATCAACTTCGATAGCTGCGCGTCCGGATTGAATGTCGGAGAAACTTAAAACACCCAGATCCGATATGGCATACTTCTTCACATCCCAAACGTGAGGTAATGGTCGAAGATTTTGAATTATCTTATTCATCATTCCACCTATTTCTTTTTCCATCATGGCTGCTAACAGAACTTGTGCATGATTTTTTGAGTCGTGTATTGCTGCAACTTTCATGGCCATTCTGCGACGGTGAGGCAACATTCTCTTGAGTCTGTCTCTATATTCTGAAGCTTCGAACTTGTTAAAGTAAACTTCCCAATCTGCATTGTGTCCTATGATTGATGCTCCCTTAATGGTCATTTCAAGGCCTCTTGGGCTCTTCATTTCTCTAGGGAAATCCAATTGCACCCTGTTTAGCTTCTCCAAGGCTTGAGTCATTTCTGGGGTTTCTTCTAGAAGACCATCTTTGATTTGTCTCTGAGCCACTTGCACACATTGTTCGATAAACAGCAGATAGTAAGTGTACGACTTAACCATGTTGATGTCCCAACGACCTTCTTCGGCGATGAACTCCTGCTCCATCTTTCCGGCCATCATGGTAAAGAAAGAACTATCATAGTTATCTAGAGATAGTCTCACTGATCCTAAGATCGGGAAAGACCGTAAAATCAATTCAGTTCCGAAAGTTCTCAATGTAGCCAACACAAGACCTTCGAGAGTTCCATGGTTTGCAGGAGTAAGTTGTCTATCATAAGGCACTTCAAATCTACACTCTGGAGCCTGAGATAGCCTCTTGTCTACCGGTAGTGACCCTTCGACCTTCTTCGCTCTTCGCGCAATATCGTTGATCTGCAGAAATCCATTGTCAGCATCATCGCACACTTCCATCTCTGGAACGAATGTTTTCATCATACCCATCCAACCACTGTAGGTCGCGGGCTCAACGTAGATCTTTGGAAACAAGTAAGATCCGCCGTGAATTGAAGGGTCCAAGAAATGAACTCTCGGATGTTCAGTTGCTGATTTTCCCAACACTTTGTCCCATGGGAACTTGTTGTAATACCACGTCGACATATTTTCTGGATCTGATTCAGGATTCACATAGAGAAGATCTCTGAATGTTACCTTTTGTTGATCGTCAGCTCCGAACTTAAACCCAACTGGTTTCTGGGAATTACTATGATGGTCCTCAAGAATAGAATTCTTGACAAAATTCAAGGTATCGAGATTCCATTCGTCTGTTATCTCTTCGAGTTTATTGAGTGTTGAGTTACCTATCAAGATGTTTGCTTTCTTCATTAAGAAGTTCCGAAACAAAACAGTCTCAACGTTGAAGTGCTCTTCGAACACACTATAGTCGATTTCATTTGTCATATCTTGAACAGAGAAGTCTTTGATTCTAAATCGACTTGAGTTGGGACTCTCTACAGCTCCAAAATCGACATCTTCGAGTCCGAGCTTCTCGGCCTCTTCTTTTGACATTTTACGCCAGAAGGTTTCGTCAACATGGATAAGGTGTGTCGGGTTCCGTCGAGGAAGGACTCTATAGAACAGTTTACTTCCATAATCAGGGTCTTCTCCATTGTCTACGAACCCCATGACAACAGTATACTCTCCTTTCGAATTGTATGTAAGTTCCATCTCTGCCATTGCCTGATGTAATCTTCCACCAACGGTTTGCGGATATTCTCCCCTAATCCTGTCCAGATCGTGAGGGAAGCCAAAATCAATGTCAGTTGCGGGGACCTTAATGTCAATTTGAAATGGGGCCTGTTCTTTACGTCTCTCGAGCATTTCTTCGTTGTCGACATAGTTTGGCCTGAGAAACGGTCGACCTGCTCTTCTGTCGTGCTTGCCTAGCCTGTTTCCGTGAGTATCGATGAGAATATTGTTTAAGATTGAGTGCCTTCCTCTGATGAGATCTGAAATGAACTTCTTTTCAATTGTCTTAAAAAAGTCCTTAAAGATGTCCAACTTTTGTGCGGCGAGATCTTCATCTTCGAGAACAATTGCTGACGGATCTGTTTCGCATCCGGGATCGGATTGTTTCAAAAGGTCATCTAGGGCCTCCTCTAATAGCCCCTCAGGGCCTTTTTGAAGAATGTCAGACACAGTGCCTAGGTCATTAAGTGCACGCTCGTTAGCTTTATCTACGAGCTCTTTTGCAGTCTCTTCGTCAAGCCCATTATCTAGATAGATCATCCTTCGATCATTATTCCACTTATCCAACTCCTCTTGAGTCAAACAGATTGAATCAAAGATAGGGCTCTCTGGAACTTGATTGGCTTGCTCTTTCAAGAACGCTCTGAGTTCTGGAGGAATGAACTTTTGCATCGAACCAAAACAACCTTTAATGTCTTCCGGATCTCCGAGGACTGGTGATAGATCGGGGCATCGAGAATTAACAAGTTGCGATAATTTTGTAATGACATTTGAATCCATGTTTGATGGAGTGTTAGTCAATAGATTAATAACTTCTTGCTTTGACATTGTCGCATTCATTGTTTGAAATAGGCAATCATATGCTTCGGTGTTTGGTGCTTGAAGTCCACCACCGCCCTTTCCGAGAGCGTTGTTGAAAAGGTTTTCTTTGATCTTGTCGAGATCTTCATCAGCATCTGGGCAGAAAGCATCTTTGACTGCTTCGTCTAGACCTTGATTGTCGCCGGTCAAGAGACCCGCTGCAAACTGACCAGTAGCATTGATGCTTTTACACAGAGCATCATCAACCGTTTTGATTAATTTGAGTATCATTCGAACCAAGATTTGTGTCAAGACTGTTTCAAGTTTTTCGATAAATTTGTTTCTCAAGATTGCAAGGAAATCTTTCCTCCATGGCTTAAGTGTCCGGAAATCAAAGTCTTTCATCTTCTCTGGAAAGCTTAGGCCGATGTTTCCGTCGCCACAAGGGTCAAAGGATAAGGTCGAGAGAAAAGACTTTACAGGCGGATTGTGAAGGCCTTGAAAGGCACACCCAACTTGGTTTATGTATCGTTGAACAAGTTGTCCACCGGGAAATCTATCCAAGTGAGACATCAATTCATCAATTCCAACGACATCCATCATGTTCTCAATGTACATGTCGATAAGTTCAGATTGAATATCTCCAAGTGCATTGCCGAGTGTTCCCTGTGCTTTGGTTTGAGCTTGTATTAGTTCTTGTTGTCTCTCTGGTGGGAGTTGCGAGAAGTCTTCTTCTTCAAACTGCTTAAGTTTATCTAGAACGTCGTTTCTTGCAATTTCGAGTTGCTCGATTTCGATATTTAGTTTGAACCTTCGTTCTTCGGCCTCTCTGATTTCTTCCGTTGTTGCTCCTTGTTCAGCTGTTGCACCAAACATCTCGCCAAACTGATCTTCTAGAAATTGAGTTGCTTCTAGGTCACTTTCTCCGTCGAGATTAAGTTGAATGTTTTTATCTTCAATTTGATTCTCAATATTCGCTAAGTCTTCTTTTAGTTTCACTTTTAGAGAGCCTAGGTTGCTTGTCATTTCTCCATCTTGACTTAGGTAGGTTAAATAAGGGTTCGCATCTTGTGATGAACCAGTAGAAAAACCTTCTTCCCAAGGCATCGGCATATCTGCCCATTTCTCTCTCGCCATTTCGCGAAGTTCGGATTGTTTTGCAGGAGGCAAGCCTTGAACGAAGAAGCCCATAACATCAATGTCCATTGCTTTGAGAGCAGATTCGACAATCTTCTTGAATGCTGCTTCTTGCGTTACGCCTGAGAACAGACATTGGATTGCATTGATACTTAGAGACTGAACGTTGCAGAGAGTCATTCTTTTCAGTAAATTTTCAGGTTCTGATTTTGCTTTCTCGTTTGCTTTTGGCGAAGTGATCTCGCCGGTTGTCATGAATGTTTCCATATCAATCAGAGATGATAAGATTCCTGTTTGATGCTTTAACTCTTCAAGTGCAAGCTTCTTTGCTTCTTTCCAATAGGGATTACCTTCTTTCCTGCTTTCCTCTCTAGCTCTCTTGGCAGCATTTTTTCTAAGTTGCCTCTTTCCTTTTCTAGACAATCCGCCATTGGCAGAATCCTGATTGAGCTCATTTGCTTGATCTTTTATCTTTTTTATTTCATTGTTTGTGTTTTTCTTTTCTTTATCTATGTTCTCTAATTGCTTTGTGTATTCTCTTATGTCTCTCTTTATTGACGCACCCATTTCCGATGGGCCGCCATTGAGGTCAAAATCCAATTCATCAGACTCTCTAAGTTCCAGTAAATTCTCAATTGAGGAATAGCTAATATCTAAGAGTCTCAACTTCTCCTCTAAAGAAGAAATTTCTTTACGCATTTCAGAATATTCTTTCTCCAAAGCTTCGCCTTCGCTTTCCTTTAGAGTTTCGTTTACTTCTTTTTTTGCATCCAAACCGGGAGTTGGGTTTTTCTCAAAATACTTCTTTTCAATCTCTGACTCTGCTAATAAATCCTGACATGATTGCTTTGAGTTGAATTCATAGGCTAACGATTGAACAAGATCCAAGGCTTCATTTAGAACATAATCTTTAAGATCTCCACCAAAGTCTTTGATGTTGTTTGCGACACATTCTCCTAAAGAATCAGTCACCGATTCTTCATTGAGGGTTCCATAGTCCACAATCAAGAGTGGATAGGTAAACTTAACTAAGAAGTCTAACCAAGGATAAGACTCTCGAGCATTCAATGCAGTGTCTATCTCATTGATCTTAGCAATGTAATTCATCACTGTTGGTTTGAGACTATACTTCTTTGCGAACTTACTATTACGACCGCAGATGCGCTGATATTCACACCCTTCCTTTTTTGCTTCGATTCTCTTGATTCGATAAGGATTGCCGTTCTCACCTGTCATAAAGGTGATTCTTATCTTATCTGCGTTTTTCACTATTACACTGGGGATATTTGATCGAAGATTCCAGCGTTTCTTACGTGGCTTGGTCCCACTGTTAGCCTCCGCTTTGAGATCCTCATAGAATGTTTGGATCTTTGCAGAGAATGACGAAGCATAATAGTCACTCCCGCTTTCTTTGAATTTCAAGAAACCGTCTTGAGTTTGATAGAAATAAGACTGGTATGTAGCATATGAAATGAGCGAAATCTTCAGCCTTGTAATTTGTCCGAAGAATTTTTTTACATCTATTTCAACTTCTGACTTTGTTGCCTCTGCTGATTGTTGAATCTCTTGCCCTGTTGGATTATCAGGAACAGCATCAAGAATGAAAGCGGGAATCGATATCAAAACCTTCAATAAGTTCTGCATGGGATCAATGTCAAAGTCGATTGCTCTTGCATAAAGCTCGAGAGCGAATGGATTCTTGACTTCGTTTGAAATGTTTTGTAGGACAAACTGTGTGAAGGATAGTGGCTCTTCTGGATCAAATGAGGTTGAACCAAAAACAGTGTTTGTCACGAGATCTGGGCAATCTTTGGCTTGTCCGAGAGGGTCGTCCTTGAGGTCCATATAGATACCGTCAAAGTTATCATATTCTTGTAATAGCTCATTCGCAACTCTTCCTGCAAAAGCAGGACCATCATGAGATGCACAAATGATTTGTTGTGCGATTAGCTTGTCAGTGTCCTCAAGAATCAATCGAATTGCAGGCTGAACAAATGAACGGAACAAGTGGTCTCTTGTGGGGTATTTGTTTGATCCAACGGCGTTGCGAAACTCTGCTGCTGTGAACGAGTCACCTTCGTTGTTGATTGTGACACAAATCTTGTATTCGCAAGCGGCCTCGTCAAGATAAGTCTCTTCTGGGATCTGTCTCCAGTCAGGAGCAATGAATGACTTATTCGGAGTACAGGCTGGGCATAGTTTTTTCAATGGCAATAGAGGCGGTGGCTCAGCGCAAACCTTTGGTTGAAATTGTTCGAAATTTTCTGACATGTTACCTTCCTATGAACACAGTGTTGCTTAAAATGTAGTCGCTTGGGACCCCTTTGAGTGCACCATCTTTGGTTCCCAAGAATTGGCGTTCCGTTTTTGCTTTGTGAAACTCTTCGATGATTCCATCTAGCTTTTGAGCAAACATCCTTCTAACGCCCTTCAATCCCTGTGTTGCAGCCGATGGTGATGGTGTAGATGGTCCAGCGACAGCAACAACGTGGACATGTCCTGCAAGCGCTATTTGATAAAGAGCCAATTCTTGCTCCATCGCATCAACTTTTGCAGCTAATGTGTCGACAAAATCTTTGACTTCATAAAGATATCTAACCAAGTTCTCTCCACGAACTGCTGGTTGATAATCATCCTCAGTGATGGCTCCGATTTCAATCTTTGCAGTCACCTTGTCGCTTCCTGTTACAAGTCTTTCTTCGCCTTTAAATTTCGCAAGACCAGCAAGAATGCGAACTCGTTCGCGGCCTATAACCAACGTATGATCAGCTTTGATTCCAATTCCTGATTTTAGATTGGACGAGATTGCAGTCAGTGGATCAGAGTTTTCTGTTGCAAAGTAGTGATTGACGTTCCCACGCTCTGTAAGATAGATTCTGGCTCCATCTTCGGCAAAGTTAGCTCTAGACCTTGTGCTTGATGTTCGAATTTCCTTAGATGCAGACAACTGTCCGGCTACGATGTCAATCGCTTCGCACTTTGTGCCACCAGCGCCTCCGAGACCAGTCGACTCTGCTCCGAAGTTATCCTTTGTTAGCATAATTCTTGCACCAGCATTATAGTCAGGCAACGAAGGGTCGCTTGATTTAATTGTTTTCCTAGAAATGATTTTTTCCGCAGGCCGAACAGGATGGAAAGCTGGTAATTTTTCATCATCGTCTGTCAAAAACAATCCGCTTCTTGCAGGCAATCTAGCAATTTCAGCGTCTGAGATCGCTTCAAAGTCTTTTCGGTTTTCGTGTTGTAAAGCATTATATGCTGCTACCATTTTTACATGAATTTTTTTAGCCACTTTATTCTCCTGGGTTGGTAGTTCTATTGACGTTTAAGTGAATGTGTTCATTGGCGATTTTCCCATCGGCCTTTCTCTTAGCCAAACCTGCTGCTTTTTTTTCTGCAGGTGTTTTGTTTCTACCCAAAGGATAAGACCATACGCCTTCCCAATTGTAATAAGTTACTAAGTGGGGTTTCATTTCACCCAAAACATCCAGCATTAAATTTACGTCAGCAATGGAGAAGTTTTTTGTTTGAAAATCGAAGGCTCCGTTTTGCATGTGTTTTGATAGATATTTGTTTCGGTTAGCTTGATTTTGAATAACCTTGACAAGAGCAGTTTGCATCGCGGCGCTACTAGTAGCAGTTTTATTATCGATAATTACTTTCCCTACCTCTCTAGCTAGAGGACCATCACCATATTCTTGTGTAAACCATGCATAAAACGAGACATAAGAATTTGGTCCGTGATATCTGGATCCTGCCATGGCTCTTGCTTGGTCTACAGGCGACCTATACATAGAATTTACCACAATTTGATTTTGAGAAAATGCAGTTTGAGCTAGTTTGGTGACAAACGTGTCCAAGAAGACTCTATAGTGAGGATATTGATCGACTTGCGCCTTCATGGAGTTTGGTGCCGCATAAGCAACTTCAATCTTACTACCGTCTGGTCTATTCCCAACGGGCTCTTTTCTGCCGTTGTTCATGGCACCCATTGCGCCACCGGTGCTTCCTTCAACTCTTCCAGTGGTGGGGTTAAAAGAAAACGCTGTCGCTCGAGAAAGAGTCAGCAGTTGAATGGTTTGCCCTTTCATTGTACAAGTCCAAATAGAGCCATTTGCTAAAGATGCAAGATTTGGGTGATCACCTCTGACGTAACCTTCTGAACATCCATTGATGGCAGATTCATATTCCTTCGTTGTTTTCGCATCTAGCGGGCTAGACTGACCTGCATGATAAAAATTCTCATCAAAGACTCTGCACTTCAGAATACCAGCTGCATTTGTTGATGATCCAACTTCGCTGCGGGCTGTTCGTGCTATCTCTTCCGTTACATGATCAACAAAAATGTAAGCATCGAAAGCATCAGGTGCTTGTACTTGATTTTCTACTTTGAAAAGATTATCTAGGCGTCGAGATAGTCTATCATATGGGGTTAGGATTTGGTTTTGTGATTCAATCGTCATTCTTGGTGTCTTCCGAGTTTTGGATTTGATCAAAGATCTGTGCGAAATCTTTGTCTGTTAACTCGTCAGACTTTTCGTTCTTCGACATTAAACCACAAAGTTTCACGAGTTGCTCATTTGATCTTTGTAGCGTCTCGACATACTTGGCAAGGACCACGCCCAACGATGTGTGTTGAGACGGGTCCTTTGATAGTTGCCGCATTGCATCATCAAGAAGCTCGCGAGTTGTCTCACGATCTTCATCGATGTTTTTGATTGCTTGTTTTATGTGCTTGTCGCTACTCATAAACCTAATTAGTCCTTCGTTAAATTTCGCCGTTGTCCCAACTATCTCTAAAGTCTCTGTATTTCTTTTTCATCTTATTGAGTTGAGAAACGATTTGTTTAGTATTCATCCCTGTTAGTTCACGGAGATATAGATAAATAGCTTTCTTGTTAAAGATTTCAATATCTTCTGCAGATTCAAACAACATCATTACGGCGTCATAAACCTTCTTTTCTTTCTCTTTCTGAAAGTCATCTTTCCAAGATGCCATTTCTTCGCGTAGATTAACCATCATTTCTTGGCGCAGTTTTCTATCTTGAAAAGACTCACCTTTGTCAACAAAGTGAATATCAGGATCTAATTCCGCAACGTCCAATGGCACTTCTCTTTCGAGCTTTTTCTTGTGCTTCTTAACTTTGTGGATGAACCAATTCTTCGTAACGACCGAAAAGTAAGAGAATGCTTTAGAGCCCTTTGCAGGATCGAACTTGCCAAGGATAGTAGTCAAGTAGACCTTACATTCATCTCGTAAGTCATCGATGTCTGGAAGGCTTGTAAAGCGATATGTGAAGACGATCTTATCAACCATCTGAGAGAACACAGGTTGAATCATGTTCTTGTACAATCGGTCTTTTGTTTTTTGATCCTCTATCGAACAGAATCTAACTATCGCGTCTTCGTGTTCCTGCGTAAAATACATGTTTTTCTTTTTCGTTCTCTTCCGAGCCATCTTGATCTCCAAGTTCTTCATATTCAACCGGTTCTGATAATGATGCAATATCACCATATTGATCTTCAAGGATGACGGACAAGGAACCGGCATGGTCCATCAAAGCCTTTAACGTTTCATCTCCATAGAAAGAATCCAAGGAGTAGACAGCTTTTAAGTGTTGCTTAAATCCCACGATCATTTCCAAGAGGTCTTCGGAGTTATCTGCTACTGTAGAAAGTTGTCTCGATTGTTCTCGAGAGAACCAAATCAAAACTCCATTGATTGATGCAGAGATTGTCAATGCCAATCCGAGCCAAATACTAACTGTCATCTGGTAACTCCACTCTTATCTTTCGCTCTTCTTTCAGAAGGGCTCTACCTTCCTCTATGGCACGTTTTACTTCATCGCCTACCTTACCACCCTTTGAGGTCTGTTTGCGGACGAGGTGAGGCATTTGAGGCACTTTGTGGATGTTTATCGAATGACAAAAGCCACATGTAAAGTGTTCGTCATTCATTCCGTGAACAACGTCAAACACCTCTTCGCAGTCAAAACACTTATAAGTGTATCTAGGCATCCTTATCGACCTTGATGCTTTTTGGAACCTCAAACGTTGGCGGGTTCATGACAACCAACTGTCCAGCGTCATCGACTTGAATGTTGAAACTTCTTAGAACAGGAACGATATCGCTCTGGTCTAGAAGTGATTTTTGTAGTGCCATCATGATTGCTCCGACGGCTTGATTTGATAATTTATGATCCATAACAATCTCCTATTAAAAAGTTATAGTCTTATTATAGCACCATTTATTGGGTTTGTCAAGACTTTTTTAAAATTTATATGAAAAAAGTTCAATTTCTTTTCCATAAATTTGTTCCACTGCTTTGCGGGAAGTTGGGTTATAATAATCTCTGTAGTCACATCGACCTATTGATTTCTTAAAATGAGGCAATGAAAATGACGACTTAGAGCGACAGCCAATCTTGTCCAAGAAAGTGATAAGATCAGATTGTAGGCTTTCCATTCTGATGTAATCGAAATCATAGACACCATTGTCGGACCAGAGATTGGTGTTTGTCTTTAAAGTATGGATCGTTGATGAGTTTCTCACAAATGCTTCAAATCTAAGTTTATCAATTTCTTTGTTGCCCATAAAATGATAATAGGAAACCGCTAAATCATAGGGGTTTCGGATATTGCAAACTTTATAATAAGAGTTGAATAAAGCTTCTCCTAGATCTCTTTTTATTTCAGACACAGGCTTATGATTAAACCATGTCCTTTTTCCAACTTTACCACGCCACCGGGATCCAATGATTCCAAATTCATTCTCAACTTCATCCGCAGAGTGTTCCGGGACATAAGCCTCCATGATAGATGGGTCTACGCAAAATCGTTCCAAAAATGCCTCGGTTGATGTGCTAGCGGTTTTTCTTGTTTTAATAAAAATGAACTTATAATTGTGAGATACTAGCATTATTTTCTTCCTTTGTTTGAGTGAAATGTGTGAACAATTGGATTCTCAAATCCGCACCACAAGAGCATTTCCATAACTTTCTCTTTGTTGTTTAAATCAGGAGTTTCTATCCAAAAACATTTCGATTGATCTAGCAGTTTGCACTCACTATAATAATGATCATAGTAAAGTCCAATTGCTTCATCTATAGATTTTGCATCAAAGTTTGGAAAACACTTATCCCAATGATCATGTCTCCACCAGAGCCCATCGTGTTTCATCCAGTGGTTTCTGTCATCCGCCTTTTTCATGAATGATTGAACCACCTCAACCCGCTCTCTCTTTAAGATTATCGCTTTTAAATCAATACCAGATTCCAAGTAGTGCTTTGTTAATTGAAGATTATAAGACGCTACATCGCCGATGAACGACTTACCGGATTGGATGTGTTTTTCAAACTCTTTTTCAAATGGAGTTGTTCGGTGCCATCTTTTAGGGATTACACCGAACTCATGAGTAAAATAGGAATCATCTTGGGACGATAGGATTTTAGATAAAGACACAGAACCACAACGTCCCGTGCCTAAGCCAATAATCAAACTCACGTTAAGTCTCCTAGGAGATTTAAGAACTCATCTGCTTTGACTGATGTGTATTTAATTTCACGACCATCTAATGTTTCTTTTTTCAAACAATAGTCAGAAACCTGAGTGTAAGAATCATCATTATGCCAAACGGTTGCATCAGAGTTGAATGACAATTGATAACCAGCTTTAACTAGATCGAGACTAAATTTTACATCCTCGGAAATTCCGCCTTCTTGATCTCCGCGAACAAGACACTCATCATCCCATCTTACGTTCTCAAAGACTTCACGACGGACCATGATGAAACCAGAGGTTTGATAGAGACCTTTGTCATATTGAGGGTGATCATAGTCAACCATCTTGTGAGGCTTCAATGTTGCACGATCCCAATGACGAGTTCCGTCAGGATTCAACAATCGGTTACCGAGAACATCCCAATAAGTGTCCTTAGAGTGGCTCAGAGCTTCGTCAAGCCATCCTTTGGACAATAGAATGTCATCATCTAGCCAAGCAATCACATCGTGTTGAGAGGCATCTCCGGACGCATTACGAAGGGTCGCAACTTTACGAGAATGGGCGGCTTCTTTTTGGTCAACTAGAGTGACTCCTTCGAGATCTGAGAATTTGTCAACGTCTCCTGAAACAATGATCTCATAAGGAAACTCTCCAAGTTCTTTCTTGATCGAGTTAATTGTTAAACGAGTCTTCTCGGGCTTTGCACCATTCGTAGGAATGCAGAAAGAAATGGCTTCGATTGGTTTTGGGGTCTCCAAGCTTTTGCCCATTATAGAGTCACAGAATAGCTCGTAAAGCCTTTCAGCGTTGAAGTGCTCCAACACCTTACCTTGGAGCTTGGAAGCGCCCTCAAGGCAATCCTCGTAGTTCTCAACGATGTGTTTGAGGCACGCTTGGTAAGCATCCTTGTCTGCATAAGCCCACTGAGCATCTCGTTGAATAACTCCTTCCCAAACTGCATCTGCAGCAACTGGTTTTAAGGTACAATCAATTGCATTGAAAAGGTTCTCGCCTTCCCATTGAAGGAAATCAAGTTGACCAGACCATGGGATCGTTGCAATTGGAAGACCTGCTCTCGCAGCCTCAAAGAGAGGAAGGCCGAACCCTTCACCATGTGCAATGTTAACGAGACACTTGACCTTATCATGCTCATAGAGGGCCTTCATTTGCGCCTCAGAGAGGTCTCCGTGAAGCAGAGACACAGAACACTTGCGATTGGGGTAATCGCCTAGAACCGCACCTAGCGACTTCTCAACGTTGTCGAGATCAATTACGGAAGCTCCTTTGTTGTGAGTCTTCAAAATGAGACCAATCTCATCATTCTCAAATGTCTCGACAAACCATCGAATGGTGTTCTCAAAGTTCTTCCGAGGACCAAACTGAGAGACGACAAGGAAATTAAAATCGTGACGAGGGTCGAAGCCTGTAATTGGCTCGCTTTCCTCAGGGTTTGGTGTGCATTCCCAAACCACATCGACAGGAGTGTCTAGTTTATATTCTCGACCGTCTTTCAAAGGAAACTTAGTGTTGACATATGTGTCTTTTCCGTGATTGGAAACAACAAGGATCTTATCCATTTCGTTTCCTTTTTGCAACCACTGAGGAGACACCTTTGTGGTTTCGATCCCTGCTGTGTAGCCGATGTTGATTGGGCACATTTTTTCGAACTCATTTGGTATGGTGATTTGCAACGACATGTCGGGAGCTAACACTTTTTCCGAGAGCAACATTTGAGTTACCTTGATGCGCTCATCCATCCATTGGCGGAGTTCATTGTCTTGCCAAATCCATCCAGACTTTCCCCATGGGATTGGCTGAACATAAACATCAAAGAGATCAGGGCGAGACCTCAATGCTCGGAGAGCAAATCGTGACTGTTCTCCATAACCTGTTGCTGAAAGGACAGGTCCTCTTACAAAAATCTTTTTCATACGTTATCTCCGTCAATTTTCTTAAGTTGTAATCTACTATAATGCATCTCTACTCCATCCACCATTACAAGGAAAAATAACACATTCTGATGATTTAAAACCGATGGAGAAAGCACCAATCCAACCTTGTTGTCAGCGGTAGAGACAAGATCTCCACCAACCAACGGAGGAATGCTTTTGAGGAAATCAGGGTGAACCTGAGGGGTTGGGCAGGGATCGACCATGTCGCCCTGACAATCGACAATCAATGGGTTTACCATTGGATCATTCATTACATCATTATTAGCCATACTCATGCGATCTCCTTAAATGTGATTCCATTGTAACCTTTGCGAGTTTCCCATGATCCACATTCTTCATGAATCTTGAGCATCGTATCAACCCACAATTTTTCAAAATCATGGTGTGCATAGTTTTCTTGAATATGCTTTAAGCCTTTACGACCGAGATCTCGACGGAACTCGTGTCCACCGCTATACATTTGATCTAGAGCGTTCTTGAACTGCTTTGAAGAGATTCTGTCTTCGTAGATGTAAGGAACATTCTGTGATCCAATTACAGCCTGTGAGATGGGATATAAAGCAACACCTGCGGGGCCTTCCGAAGTCATTACTTGATCTTGCATCCCGCCAGTCATGGTTGCAATCACTGGTGTTCCACAGGTCAAAGACTCTAAGGTGGCAAGACCGAAACCTTCAGCATCAGCAATGTTGACGGTAACATCAGCAGCATTGTAGAAGCCGGGCATCTGCTTTGTTGACACTTTCTTGGTTGAGAACATTATCTCGCGGTTATTCAATCCAAGATGAGATGCGATTTGTTGCAAATCTTGACCATGAGGGTCTTTTGGATTCGTGTGCATGATCAATTGAACCTTACCTGAGAGATTACGTTCTTTGACCCACTCAGAAAACCACCAAAGTACGGAACCAGACTGTTTACGTCTTGCGTTTCGATTGTTCCAAAACAAAATAAACTTGTCTTGATCTTCTTTTGGTAAGATTTTTTCTCTCAACGTCCTGCGATCATCATCAGACAAGCAGACAAAAACATTGGGATCAACACAGTGAGGAATGTAATTGCATGACACCGATGGTGCTACACCATTGACGCACTCTTTTGTAATCCGAGAGATGCATGCAACATGATCGGTTGATTCGTAAAACTTCTGATTGAAGAATGGTAGTGGATAGTTGTCCCACACATGATAGTAAACGAGAGGAACTAATGGGCGAACCTCGTTCTCCATTTCCCAGAGCCAGCCGTAGAACCGAGGATCGGTCATGAACCAAATCATATCCGGTTTTTCGTTTCTAAGGATGGATCGAATCTGCTCTGGATCACCATAACCATCTATCGGGATAACCTTAAAGTCTTCACCCCATGGGTCAATGATCACTGGCTTATAGTCTCGATGCTTTAGTGCACCTCCAAGAGACAAGATTTGAAACTTTCCGCTTTTCAAGAGAGCCTCGAAGACCAACTTCGATTGAGTCCCAACGCCTGATGGAGATAGCGGGTGATCTCCAAGAGTTAACACTTTAATTTTTTTCATATTATTTCCTTTTCGATGTTTTCGGGGAAATAAAAAACCCCATTTACTCACATATAATAGCATAAGAGAATGGGGTTGTCAAGTATTATTTTATTTTATTTATCTTTTACAGTGTTCGGTGTTATTAAATGGACACTTTGCACAAGAGTTGCGATTCTTTACCTTGATGCCTTTGTGGATCAAATTACACGCGTCAGTCAAGACCTTTGTTGCGTTTTCTGTTTTCTTGGGTCCCGATGTGACTCTGAAGATTTCGACATTGTCTTTCTTTGCAGTTCTCTTGAGACGACCGAAATAGGTCTCGACCATTTTAGGATCGACATCGTGCTTTTCACAGAAAAACTTCTTATAGAGAGTCACCTGATAAGTGGTCATGGGTTCGCTTTTACGCTTGATGTCCCAACCCAATGAGCAAGACTTCCAGTCA